TCTACAAAGATACAAAAATGGATATGCGCAGTCAAAACAGTGACATAGTTTTGTTTCAGTTCTGTCAAATCCATTTTTATCTGATTGAAAATTAATTGGTTAAACTAATTGGTTTTAATAATAGTTATGTGTAATGTTAAGAAAACACCACCACGCCTTGATTATTTTTAGCTGCTTCAAATGTTTTCATCCAAGTTTCGTATCTTGAATAATTGTATTCATCTAATTCAGCTTTTGCCTTTTCATTGTATTTTTTAAAGTCAGAATAGATAGTTTCTGAAATTTCCCAGTCCAAACAACCTTCGTTATCTGCAAAGTCAATTAACGCATTAAATGGAATATCAGAAGGCAGTTCGCTCCATTTTATTTTTCCATCAGCTTCAAGTAAATCAGTTCTATCAATTAATTTTACCAACATTTCTCTAAATCTGCTATGTGCTGAATAAGGATAAGAAACACCTCTGAAAATGCTATCACCAGTATAACATTTACCATCTTCTAAGTTTTTAATTTTATGCTTCCAATTATCATCTATTACAAATGCTGTAAATGCGTAATCATCTTCGTTTTCAGCAAGTTTAATATTTCCGTAAGTTCTTACATCTAATCCCATTTTATTTAATTTTTAAAGTTTAACAATCTGATTAATAAAGCACTACACATAACACCATATATAAAAAATAGCGGTTTTAGTGCCGTTTGCAAGGTTCGTACTCGTATTATCGTTTCTCATAGTTTGATAGTTTTGCGCTTCGTAGTCCGCTACTTTTCATATACGAACCGTTATGTGGCATTAAAGTCGCTGCCACTTACCCATACAAAAATCATCAAAACTACAATCGTCAGTACTTCTCATTGAATCCCCGCAATTTTTCCCACCTTCGTACTCTTTTCTAAGCTCGTGATAGTTTCGATTCTTCCAGTTATTGAAAGTTCCGTATATTTCCCATTTGTCCATAATAATAACGCCACATAACAATTTGTAAAAATAATAGCCTGCTATGTGGTCTTTTTAGAGCTATTATCGGTTATTAAACTATTGTATTTCAATCAACTTTTCTGCGTATTTTACGGCTACTATTCTTACAATAGCCGTTAGCGTGCAGTTTTGCTTGAAACTTATAAGCAAACATGAAAACCAGTTTAGCAAAACCGTTCCCGTTGGCACGCTAACACGCAACAAATGGCATTGCTTCGGTATTTCATAGCTAAGTTTCTGCATAAAATCAAAAAATAATTTGCCGACCCACGTACTGTTTTTTCAAAACAGTTTGAGTTGGCGTTTGTGCAATTTATATCTGTTAGTTCCAGAATTAAAGTATTCACCGTCAATCTCACATATATCTGCATCTGCGCCAAATTCATCTGCAGCAATTGCTAAACTCATTCCTCCTCCATGCGTGTCAATTATTTTCATCCCAGGTTCCACGAAATCAAGCAATAGTCTTTTATAAAGCAAAATAGGCTTGTGGCATGGATGAATACGTTTTTCATTGAGTTTCTTATTGCCTTGCTGTGTCATTGGTTCGCTCAGGCTTTTAGCTTGGCACATTCCAGCCCAAAGAAGTTGTATTTCGTGTTCATAATCAATCGAACTACAATAGGCATATTCATAACGGTTAAAACTAACACCATCAGGAACACCTTTATCCCATTTAATTCTGCCTTTTCCAAGTCCTTTCCAATCAACATAGTTAACACCGAAAACAATCTGATTCTTACTTATGCGCCTAATCTCGTCAAAGTAATCTTGAGAAGGTGTTTGTTTGTCCCAATCCTTTTGTTTATATGCTTTTTTGTTTCGGTTTGGATTAAGTCTATTTCCATTTTTCTGTTTAACTGTTGTATTAACTTCTTTCAGATAAGCCATATTTGCAACGTCAATTCCGTAGGGAATATCGGCAATAGTCCAATCGTAATATAAATCAGGGATATTGCGCGTAAATATTTTGTAGTTACCAAAGAAAAAATTAATCATAAAACCCTCCCTAAAATTATTTTTTTAACGTCCGTTCATTTAATCAACTGTCTGGCAGCAACGCCACTTGTTGCAACCGTTATGCACCATGCTATTATTCATAAATGCATCTTTGTTGTTACGTCCGTGTTTCAAAGTTACAAAAAGCACGGTGCATAACAATGCATAAAAATAATGGCTTGGTGTGGTACATTTAATCAACATTCTGCGCTAATTCCATATTTTATTTTGCCCTCGCACTTTTGCTTTTTCAAAGCAATTTGGATTTGTAAAAAATAACTTCTTTACTTACTTTCCCAGCCACACCTTTCAAATTTAATAAGGGTTTAAATGGTAAATAATCACCGTTTTTACCCTCACAAAAAATAATTTCGCCTTTGCGTTTCAATGTCCAATCGGCGAGTTTATCATAGTCCAACAATCTACTGCTATGCCTGTACCCCATTCCTGCATTGCCTTTGTACGGGGGGTCGATAAACCAAGTAGCTTCAATATTTGGCGCACTTGAATAATCGTCATTAATAATCTGCCAATGTTTTATTTTGTGAAGGTTTTCAGCAAATATTCTGCGGCTGATTTCCCAATTTCGTTCCAGTACAGGTGTTACCTTAATCGTTTTGTAGTGGAAAGCCATTTTTGTTGCAGCATGTACAATATGTAAAAAATCAGAACTTCTTTCACCAACTTTTAAGTCAGGTAAATTCTTAATATCCTCGACAGTTGCGCTATTAATAAGCCAATCCCAAATATTGGCAACTTTCTCATCCTTTTCGATGAGAATTATATTCTTTTCCCAATTGTCGCCAAACATTGAGTAAGATGCTGCACCTGCAAACGGCTCAATAATAGTATCGCAGTTTGGAGCAGGATAATACTTGGCTATTTGTTTTTTTCTTCCGTAATAATAAAACATAAAACCATCCCTAAAAATAAAATATTACTGTATCTCTTTTATTAACTTTCGTGCGTTATTGTCGCCACTATTCTTATGCTTACCGTTAACCGCCATTAGGCTTAGCAACAAAAGCCATTTCAGCAAGTAGTTTAAATTTTTCGGCATTTTCTGGGAATATGAAATGAAATAACCTCGGTGAATTAAAGTCGGTGTCTCCAACTGGTCTAACAGCAACCATATTGTGATATGATTCGTCCGTAAAAGTTTCCCATTTAATTGTTGATCCGCCTCGTACTTTTCCTTCTTCTGGGGAATAACGGCGGTTAACATTTTGTAAATTGCAGTTTTTATTAACTACATAGTGCGTATGCGCCATTTCGTTCATTAATTCAACCATTCTTGAATAGCTTATATCTCCTTTTGTAACTTGTTGCTCAAATTTTCTAATGTCTGCAACTCTAAATACTTTTTCCATAATTTCGTTCATTTAATCCGTTAATAAAAACCGACAACTTACAAGTTACCGTTAGCAGCCATTTTATTTGCTAAGTTTATTTCTTGCGGTTATCATTCCACATTTAAAGTCATAAGCACATTCATCGTCCTGCTCTTTGTTGCCAACACTCCTACTTTCAGCCCACTCTTTTGATTCTTTTTCTATTTCATCTAAGGATAAACGGCTGCTAACACAGCATAAATTTAAACCGCTACCAACTTCGAGCAACGGATTGCCTTCGCTCAGTATGTCTTTTATCTTCGTGCCTTTATTAAAAGGAATGATAACTTCCTCTCCATTCGGCATCAAAAATCCAATTTTTGTTACTTCATATTCTCCAATAGTTGTTCCTTTTGGTCTTATAATATGTAATTCTTTTCCCATCACACGTAATTTTAAACTGTTTATACTCGTATTAGATTTTTTCGGTTATTCAACTGCGGTCAAAACTTATGCTTTCCGTTATAGGTAATAAAAATTTATTCCGTTCTTCTAACTATCATTGAAGATAAAACATTTACAATATCATCATTTGATAACATTATATGTGGTTCTTCCTTTGATTTATATTTGTTAATAACTTGAAGTAGTTTTATCTTCAACTCTTCCTTTGCCCTAAACTTTTGTAAGTCTTTAATTTCTTTATCTTTCATAATCCATAAATTTTTACATACCTATAACAAAGTGTATAAGTAATGTGGCTAAATAAGTTTATCTGTAAGTCGAAAGAAAGTATGTGCAAAGCCACACTACTCATACACTCGACCGTTATGCTGCATTTAAACGAACTCCGTAGAAGCGATTATTTCAAAATCTTCTCCAACTGCCAATTCCCAAATTGATAATTGTTCCGGCATATCATCTGGGTTATCTTCGTCAAATTCAGTATTTGTAACCATTATTGTTTTGGCTTGTTCTTCCTCTATTTCTTCGATATTTTCAATTTCCTGCAATGGCAAATCATAATCTTTATCGTAAGATTTTAATAGGTGTAATTGGTTTTTGGCGGTACACCAATCAATTCTGCCGTCATCAAAAGTTAATTTGTAAATCATAACAAAAACGCAGCATAACATTTTGTATAAATCAGTGGCGTTATGTGCTTATTTTTAACCACTTAGCTACTAAGTTAATTTTGTGCGGTTCGATAGGTAGTAGCTCCTAATCGCCACCGCTTCATACAAGTTCCCGTTACCATGCATTTTGCGCTTGAAAATTTGAAGCAATCCGAAAGGTACGTAAGCGCAAAACGTACCCTTCGGCATGGTAACAATGTGTTTATTTAATTTGCGCTTTTCAATTTAGCTTCTCGCAGCCGCACAACGTACTTATGTGCGCTAATATCGTAACCACATTTTGGACACCATTCTTCAATACCAGTGCCGTAACACTCATTGCACATAATGTAACTTTCACCTTCCATGAAATCTATCGGGTCAAGGTCATTTTCATCTATATAACCTTCATCGCAGTGCAATTCGCTGCAATTGCGGTAGTGTGTCGGTGAATGTTCGCACTTCGGGCAACATTCGTCATAATCTTGTTCGTAATCTTCCATCGCGCGTAATTTGATATTTTAGTATTTCAATTAAAATTCTCTGCAATCCGGTTGGCAAACTAAACAAACACCAACCGTTATAAACAATAGCCGTGAAAACTGTATGTTTAAAAAGATTAGAAGAAGCACGGCTACAGTTTATAACAAAGTACAAATTGCATTTTTGCCGTGCATCTAATCAACGGTGGAGCTTAATTAACCATATTTTTAAAAGCCCCTCCCGCATACAGCAAAGCTGTTTAGGAATTTAATCCTGCATAATTTGATAGAACGTATTCCTTTTGTTCGTCAGTTAACGAATATGCTTTATCCATAAACTTCATTGCCACGTCTTCATTTTCGTCTGCAAGTGGCAAATAATCAAGTTTAAATTTACGGCAATATTCATTTAGTTTCCAATATTTGTCACGAACTTCGCGAACACGGTCGTTTATTTCATCTTCAATCCATTTGGCTTCCGAAATAGCAGCTTCATATTCTTTTAATTCTTTTTCATATTGCTCTTTCATTTTTTTGTTCTGAGCAATCATATCAACACAAGCATTGTATTTTTCGATTGAATAAACACGTTTCGAACCAGTCACACTCCATTCTTTATAGCTGTAACCACGTGTTTTCATTTTTGACGTGATATAAGAATATTCAGACCCGGCTTTATTGTAGTCATAGGTAACCGAACATTTTGTTTCGCTACCAGAAATCAATTGAATCAATTTAGTAAGTTCTTCCATGCTTTCAAAACACAAATCATCACCGAATAACTCGCAATAATAAACTGTTTTGTCAGGTTCTTCAATATCAAAATAGGAAGGCATTTTGGGTTTTGGAACTAATTTAATTCCTTCTTCTGCCTTTTTCAGCTTAATTCTAAGCGTAATTTCTTCATCTGTTAACGCAAGAATTTCTTGTTCTGTCATTTCTTTTAAATTTTTCATTTTGCTGTATGTATTAAATTTATGCAGGAGAAAACGCCCCCGCTTCGCTTTTAAAAATATTACTTTAGTATTTCAAATAATCGTCAGTTTTAAAACGCAACTTGTACAAACCGTTAGCGCGCATTGCTAATTGATTCTGAAAGTTCAGTTAAAGCTTCAACCTCTTCGTCTGTCCATTCCTGTGTATCTTGCATTGTATCTATTTTATAAAGGAAGTCCACTCCTTCACAATCAATTATCAAAGTCATGTATTTTTTAAGCAACGACGCGCTAACATCATGCAAAGGTAATGCTGCGCTCTCGTCCGAACTGTCTTGCCAACGCGCGTTCCAAGCCTCAATTGCTTTACGTCCACACCATTCAAGGTCATTTCTAATTGTGCCAGTTGTTCGCCTTACATGGCATTTGGTACATTCAATTTGTGCTTTTCTACTCTTTGTGTGGTAGTTTCCGATTGTTATAAATTCAGGCTCACCCCCACAAAAAGGACATGGCAGTAATTTGTCAGCTATAAATTCACCGCTGTTTGTGTAATAAGTTATTTTTTCCATCGCTTTTATTTGTTTTGTCGTTTACTCGTATCATTGTCTGTGCAACTTTCATGGCAGCACATACCCTTGCATTTACCGTTAGCGGTAATGCTAATCACATCTTTCGCTATGGTCTCCGCATTTACCGTATTCTATTTTTCTTTGTCGGCTTCCGTGGCTATCTGGTTCTGTTTGGCAGGGGTAGTGTTTACAATCATCGCAATCGTACTTAGGAAAAGCACTACCGCTAACATGCGGTGATAATTCATTTGCTTGTGGTACGCTCAAATCCCATTCGCTTACCTTTCCTAATACTTTATAATCTGTTAAATCTGGTTCGGTTTCTATACCCATAGCATTCCATCCATAATTATCTTTTTCCATAATTACAGGTTTCATACCTTTATAACTTACCCAATAATATCCGTTTTCAAATTCGCTCATTATTTTGTTATTTAAAGTGAGTAGTTCTAAAACCGCCACTACTCATGGCGGAAACGTTAGCAAAGATAGAAAATAAGTCGCATCGATGCAAGTATTTGTGAATAAAAAAAGGGGGCGACTCAACAGCCACCCCCGATACAACACGAGAAGAAACCTACAAAACTATGCAGATTCAGGTTTAAATTCGATCTCCATGTCTTTACACAACATCTCTACCAATTCAGTCTTCGTAGACTTGGTACTCGTTGGCAACCCTCTGTCTTTTGCATGTCTCATAAGAGTCGGACGATCCAACTCCCACAGTTCTTCTACTGTCGTGTTTTCTGATTCTCCCATCACCGCAAACAGCCTGCTTCGTATGTTAGGATTGTTGATTACTTCTTCTATCAACAATTCTACACGCTGTTCTACGTCAACGGGACGTATGTTTATTAATTTCTCTACATATTCACGCCCTTCTTTTATCCACCAAGCTCTGTCTCTGTATCCAACAATGCTGTCGTTTATGGCACGCCGCGTGATAAAAGCAGCTTTGCGCTTCACGTTGCCTTCTACAATTTCTTCAAACTTATTGAAGTTGGCAAACCTGTCTTTGGCCTTTTCTCCTTCTACTATTTTATCATACAAAGACATTTTTATCTGATTGATTTTCATTTTGTCAACGTCTTTCACGCCAAAAATCTCTGCCGCTTCCTTTATCAGCTTTTCGTTCTTAGCCACCGGAGAGGTGTTACCCATTATCATATAACGAATGTCTGCCTCTGTTGACATTTCCTCTACCTGTTGTTTGGCTTCTGCTTCCAGATTTTCAATATACACCTTGCCATTTTTAAGCGACGACGCTTTGTTCTTCAAGTACCAAATGAGTTCAATATCTTTCTCTGAAAACTTATTCGTATGAAGTACAAACAGGTGACGATCTCCGTAGTCCAGTTTTCCGCTTTTTAACATCTTCGGACGTGACTTTGAATATCTCCAAACACCGTCAGGACTCAACAGGTCAATAGGAAACTTACGCAACACGCCGTGAACGTGGTGTACTTTCTCTGCTGCTCCTTTTGGATAAATAAGCCTTACAAGTTGTGGTGAATTTTCTGAAAAGAATTCTGAACGGATTTGTTCAATTTCTTCTTTTACTTGTCTCTCAAGTTCTGACAGGCCGGTTCGCCTGTTCCAGTCAACCAATTTGTCTAAATAAAATATCATGTTGTTTTGTATTTTTCTCTGTGTTGAAAAAAGGAAGGGGCAAAAGCCCCAACCTGTTAGTCATATACTCCAAATTCAATTCTCTCTACCTGCACCTTTTGGTCGGTAGCATCAGCAACAATGGCAATATTCACAAACCGATAGTTTTTAGCTGTACTGTAAGTAAACACGGCGGTAGTGTCAGAGCTTGTCCCTGCCCACGCAACTGTGTCTAAAGATGTATAACTATCGTTCCATGAATATTTACCCTGCAAAATAATATTCAACGAAGGCGTACCGCTAATGCTGTCAATGGCAACACGCGCTTCGTATTTAAGATCAGCCGAATAATCCTTCAATATCCCAATGTCGAAATTCCAAGTTTCACTTTCTATCAACGTATCAGCACTTTCGCTTGGATACTTGTATATGTAAGACTCGTTTGTCGATCCGGAAACATCAACAAAGGCATCTACGGAAGCTTTTAGCCCTGTGACTGTAATGTCCTGCGAATAACTAAGCATCGCAAAAACAAGCAGTGATACAATTACAATTAACTTTTTCATCTTAATACCTCCTTTTTTTAAGCTCCTACGCCTGATGTTTCATCTTTTTCTACCAAAATGGTCTGGTGCATGTGTGTGAAGATCGGAACCATATGTGCAATGGTATAGACCTTAACACCGTCGTATGCATTGGAAACAATGCTTCCCATTCCCTCTAATCCATTTACACCGGGTTCAATAGAGAACTTACGTTTTCTGTTTTCGCCGTTGTTTGCCGGATATCCAATCGACAGGTGAGGCAGACGTACATTTTCCTGAATTCCGTTCTGTTGCAATTGAGCAGCATAGTCCCCCTGCGGTAACATAAGACCCATGTCACGGTATCCATAGTTACTCAAACCAAACTTGTTCGGGTTAGAGAACGCACCAAGTTCATTGATGTAGAACATAACGCCGTTAATGTTCAGTTTCTTAACGTTGAAACCTACCCCTTTAACCATATCCCACAAACTGTGACCCGGTGAATAAGCATTCAGGAAGTCCAACATTTCTGTTTCAATGTTAGAATTCAAGTCCGTACCAACGAAGAAATCAACACCGCGATTGGTGATACCCACGTTTTCCAACAGAACTTTTACTGCACGGAACTTGTCAATGTCGAAACCAGTAGTCCACTCCAGTTCTTGTCCTTTGGATTTCATTTCTGCAATCAACCCATTGAAAGACGGGATTGCCTGTGAAGCACCACTGACGCTGGTAGCAACGAGGTTGGTAGTGTTGGCGTTTTCATCTCCAATCAACAGGGCTGAATCATATTGATCGTCTACCCTGAAGTCCATTTCCATCAACGATTGTGTCAGCACACCTTTTCGTCCACCTGCCATTTCAATTTCTTCCCAACGTTCCTGATAAACCTGACCGCCTTCAACACCAGAGGTGTCTTTTATAATACGGTCTTTGGTCTCGTAAGAATAGCTGCCGGAAGCCATCGGGTCTGGCTGTGCTGTTCCGTACCCAAACGCACTGGCTCCAACAAATACGTATTCATCGGACAGTGCAGTTGTTATTTGCAGTCCAGATACAAGCGGAGTACCAGTCCACGTAGAATCAGCATAAGAAAGTACCAATTCCACGTCTTTGTCTTTGTTTGTAAAAGACTTAGGAATGACAATTGTCAGACCTGCACGAAGGTAGTCGTCTGAATCGTCGTCTGTTGCCGGGGTAACTGTTACACCAGCAGAAGCATCTACACTGGTAGCAATTGACACCTTAACAGGACGAGTGGGCGCTCCTTTTTCAAAAATTGTGATGTTCGGGCTTTTAACAGGAATAACCCTGTTTGCCATGTGGAGAATACCTGTCACAGACAAGCCGTCTCCGTAGCGATAAATCAACTCACCCAAAGTCTGTGGTTTCAACTCTGCATCATATATAGACGCAAAAGTCTGATTGTACCACGACTGGGTGGCTGTTGATTCTCTGTAATTACTATTAACTAAAGACATGTTTCATTCATTTTATCTGTTTAACAATGCGAAGTTTTTGACTATGTCGTCATTGGTTCTTGTCGCTTTTGTAGATCCACTTACGTCAGTACTCAACGGCTTGTCATTGTGAATGTCGGCTCTCCATTTAGCCTTTTCTTCTTCTATTTTTGTTGCCGCATATGCTTTCATAGCGTCGTCAATGTTTCTTGCCAAAAGAATGTCTCTTGCTTTTCCTGCCACGGATTTAAGATTTTCTTCTGTCAGCTCCATTCCGCTATTTAAGACCATAGACACAAGCTCGTCTGCAACTCCTTCTTTCGACTCTGCCGGAATTTCCACATCCACGCCGTCAGCAAGCAACAATTTGTCTATTCCATCAACGGTTGCCTTCACAGACTTCTGCCACGAATCTCTGCGCTGCACCAAGTGTTCGTCCACGCTTACACCCTTAGGGACTTCAATTCCCTCATACAAGCCCGTCAAACGCCCTTTGGCTTCTTTTGCCGCCAATTGAAGTTTTACTTTTGCTGCTCCCGACATATCGTCTAAATCGCCATATGTCTCAGAAACGTATTCCTCTGCGTCTTCCGCTGAAACACCATTGTTGACAACCAAGTCTTTTTTAATAGCTTCAACAGGAGACAATTTTGATATGCGCTCTGGACTAAGCGAAGACAATACTTCCAACTTGCTTTCGTCGAATTTATCTTTGTTCTTCAGCAAAAACTGATTCCTGATAAAATCGTCTTCGGAGGCAAAATACTTCATCGGGTTTACACCGTCTGCAACTTTTTTGTAGTCGCCAAGTTTTGCCAGCAAGTCTTTATTGGATTTTTCCAACTCGTCGTAACCACCAACTTTGTCAAATAACGCTATTATTTCTTTTTCTTCCTTAAAGTCTTTCCCAAATTTCTCGTTGAATAAATTCACGAAGTCTACCACTTTTTCCTCTGATGCCTTCTGCTCCGGTTTTTCTTCACTGGAAACCGGCTGCACTGGCTTTTCTTCAACGGCACCCGGTTCTACAACATCTGTCTTTTCTACAACTTCGTCCTTTGTTTCAACGACATCCTTCGGCATCCGCGAAAGATATTGTTCTTTGTCTATTACCCTTCCTACAATTCCCTGTTCTTCCATGTTGTATTTTTTTGTTTACAAAGATATATTGTCTTTTTTATTCTCTTAAAAAAGCACTAAACGGCTTCTTCCGGCATTGGAAGTGTCTGCTCTTGTGTCTGTCCAATTTGCTGTTGCTGTGGCTCTTGCATTTCCTGAACTGTCCTACCACTTATGAGGTACAATGCCTGATCCCACTTTACCTCTCCTTTCTCAAACGCCTTCTCCAAAATAGAACCTTTCGTCTTGGCATTTTGTACTTCTATTTCAGATTGTGTTTTAATCTGCTGTTCCTGCTCCCTTCCCTGTGAGTTCACCTGTGCCGTATATGCCTGTTGCTGTGCGTTTATCTGAATCATTCGCATTTCTTTTGCCTCTGCTTCTTCTTTTGCCTTTTTGTTGGCAAAGTCTAACAACAACGCCACGCGCTTCAAACTTGCTCCTGAATTTATCATAGCATTGAAACGAACCGCATCTGCCTCTGTAATCCCAACCTTTCCGTCTCTTCCATTTTTCAAAGACAAGGCAATCATTTCCTTCAATTCAGCTATATCCTGCTGTGTTGGTCTAACGTGGGTTCTTATTCCATATTTCACGTCGCCGCCATTAGCGATTTTAAGCAGTTCTATGGCACTATCTCCTATCCAGCTGTATGCTTTCCTTGCTCGCTCGTCTGCCTCTATAACGTGCTGTAAACGCATTGTCATGCCACGTGCAACGTCTGATTTAAGTATGTTTACCTGTTTGAGTATTCCTTTTAACACGTCGTTTGTTCCGGCAATAGAAAATTCGGTAACGGCTTTTCCTGTTCCCCTATCTGGCGCACCGCCAACTGCCACATCGTTTATTCCTGTTAGCCTCTCTATCTGCTGCATGGCTGCGTCCATCATAACAAGAGCTTCGTTTATTACGGCACCTGCACCACCGGGCAGTTGCTCCACGGGGCGTGTTATCATGCCCTGATGAACGTTCCCCGCTACGTCGGTTGGCTTAAAGAAAAGTGTTCCTGTTTGCCTCCAAAATCTAAGTACTTCACGCGGTGACATCTTCTTGCTTCCCATGCTTAAATTGGAGATAGCATCCATGTTGATAGCATACCCGTTCATAGCAGCCAAACTAATTCCCTGTTGCAGCCTAAGCCATGCCATTTGGTACTGATCCAGCGATGGAATAATTCTTGGGATTATGGGGGTTCCGGTCACCTTAACCAAGTGAATCGGAAGGACTGGTTCATTCAATCCGTCTCTGTTCTGAAACTCACACTTGCCATAGTCATACACCAAGTTTGTTCCAATAACCCAATGCACTTCACGAAGTGTCTTGGTTCTTGTTTCTATGATTTGCTCTCTTGTGGTTGGCTTGTATTCCCTGTCCACGTTTCGTGTACGAACCTTTCCTTTTCGTATTTTGTTTTGTGCTTCTCTTATCCATTCAACGTCTATCCACTTTACAACAAACACGGGGACGGTGTACTGATCGTACTTTGAATAGTCGGAACGCTGTTTGTTTACTTTGTTCAGGTCGTCTGACGTTGGATTCCCATATTTTCCTTCAAATGTTTTTGCAGCTGAGTCCAGCTTTTCTTCGTCTAACCCGCGCTTATACAAATCTGATAGCTTCACCATACGAGTATAGAAACCAAAGTCTGGTTTCCTGTATGCATCTTCTTTGGTGTATTGAACGCCCACATATTCTGCGTCTAAGTATCTCGTAAGAACTTGTCCAGTGTGTTTGTCGTAGTAGTCTTCTGCCCCTGTAAAACCGCTTGTGATTAGGTCTTTTATGTGTCTCTCCAAGCTATTTTCTTCCCAATTGGATTGCTCAAACGCAAATTTCAAAAGCCGTTCCATGACTTCCTCGTATCCCAGCTTGAACCCACCTTCTGCCTCGTATAGGTTCAGTTCCTCTACGCTTCTTGGCGTATATCCTATATCTTGCTGTGGAAGTCCTGCCATTGCACGCAACGATTCAAGTTCGTTCCTGAATTTTCCGTCTACATAGGTTCCCCACTTCAATTCTTCACGCAATTCAGCACTGCTCCTGTCTGACGCATCAACAGATACACGGTTGACAAGTTCAGCTAATTTATTTACAATGGCATCTACATATCTGGGGGCGGGTGATTGGATTTCAAAGTTCAGGGTAGCGTATGCATTTCTTTTGGCAAGTCGCGTGTTTGCATTGTCGAAGTTTTCTATAACAGTGTTGGATTGCTCTTTTCCATAAAAAGCATCCATGTATATACCAGTGTCTTGCCTTCCGTCTGAATATTTTCTGTTTCTGTCAACATCGCTGTACCAGTCATAGCCAACGTAAGTACCACCGCGACAAAATTCAGAATACACATATTCTGCAATCTGTAAATTATATTGTTCAGAATTTTTGTCTAAATCCTTGCTTTCTCTGTCTGGAAATACTCTTTTTGACTTCCCGTATTCAGCTGCTTTAAATATCATCCCTGAAATATTTTACAGCAAAGATACAACGCAGACAAAACAGTTGTAAAAAAGGCTATGTCCAAAGAAAATCCTGTAGATCGTAGTCTCTATCTTCTACTCGTTTTAACGTTTCCACATACGGACTTTTTGCCCCAAGCAACGCCACGCCGCCAGCAGCAACAAGGTCAAAATGCCTCATGTATTCCATGCCCTGTATATCCTTCAGCTCATGCAATAAATCAGCATGTTGCTCCTTGTGGCAACGATAATCCACATAATCTCTCCACAGACTGAATATCTCTTGCTTGGATCGCTCAAGTGAATCTACACCGGGTTTGTCCTTCAACCTTCCGGTGTATTTATCGACATCATACAAAAGATAACCACCAAAACCATGTTTTACAAAATATTCATACGTGTTTGGAACGTTTGTTTCCGGGTACACCATTCCACCAAAATAAATAGCTGCCTTTAAAACATCTTCATTAAAATCATCTGTATTGTTGTGCCTGTAACGATATGTCAGCACAAAGCGATAGCTTTCCCATTCGCTTTTGTTTTTTTCTCCGTCAATAGACGCATCGTAGTTCCAAAGTATTGCCATACCACCGTCTGACAAGCTCGACTTCTTTCCAAGTGAATCAGATATCTTTCTGTCTGCTTTTCCTCCAAGTCTAAATGGGTCTACTCCAACCGTAAACATTCCGGGGTACATGGGCTTCCACGATTCTTCCATTTTTTGTTTAAATGGATTGAAAAAAGACACTCGAACCATTTTGTTGCGAACATAGTCCGGCGAATCTTTTGACATGAAAAACCTTCCCTTTATATCGTCTTGCTTAAACAAAACTTTTCTCCCAAATTGATCTGCCCATTCAAAATTTCCCCTTATTATTTCATTTTTCCTACGCAATTCAGCAATCTGGCTGTCTATCTTTTCTATGTCGAGTCCAATGTCGCCTGATATCCCCATCCAGCTATCTGAATACTGCATAGGCCAAAGCTGCTTGTGTTCTCTATGTTTCTTTAATGACTCTGGGGTGTTTTCCTTTAAAAGCAATTCACGCTCTCCGATAAGATAGCTTTCTGCCGTCTGATCAAATCCCTCTTTTTTCTGGTATTCTTTCACATTTCCCGTAACGGAAAAACCATAACTATCAACAAATCCTTCTAACCCATCCTGCGCAGGAATAAATACGCGAAACAGTCCACTTGGTGTTTGTCCTTTTGATTTTATTCTTTTGTAAAAATTAGACGATTCCATTAAAAACTGATAGTCCCCAGAACCATCTGTCAATTGATCTACGGTACTTGGATTCGTTGCATATCCACGAATAATCATTCCGTCACCCTGTGCAAGTGTGTGTTTGTTAACATTGTATCTTTCTGAAACAGACACATTTGAAGTCTTGCCGCTTTCGTCAATTATAAGATACATCATCTTCCTACCATCAAAAAACTTGGAAGACGACGTAGTTGCATATTCAATTCTTGTGTCTAATCCAAAATCACCGAAATCGCTTTTTTCTGTTTCAAATTTTAGTGTCATTCTGTTCGATGCAGTATACGGCTTTAGCCATATGGGAAGGTGATCAAACAATGGCAGAACTTTTCCCTTAAAATGACCTTTTGCACTTTCTTCGGTATAGCTTTGCAAACCCATTCCATCTGTGCCTATGGTTCTCGTAACAACCTCAACTCCGTCAGACACGCCTTTTGACGTATTCCCCCTACGCCTATTCTTTGTCTGTCCGTCGCCAAAACAAATACGCCTTCCCAAATCAATCATTTTATAAGAACCGTCTTCCTCTGGAACAGCAAATCCAAATTCATCTAATTTTTCAAATGTCTCTGACGCAGTCCAACAATATTCCTTAAAAATGTATTCACGACGGTCACAATCTCTGTATTCTGGACGCTCTCCCTGCACGTCCATGTAACAAAAATTCAAATAATAAAAAAATCTGCCTGTAAGATAATACGGCTTTCCTTTTATAAATACCCAATATCCGTTAATCCTGTGATACCACACACGGCGAATAAAATCTATTTCCTTGCTTAGTTGCTTGTATCTTTCTTGTACTAAATTCCAAAATGTCTTCTGTATTTTTATTAAAGTCAATTTATTGTTTTTGTTTGACTTTATATCTTCCTTTGTTCGAAGAATAGCCTCTGCCTCCAAATCTATCAAACGCCGTGGAATAGCAAGCCTCTTGAACCGCTGTTCTTCCGGCGGCAGTCCATACCCGTCTATTGTGTGCAACGGCGGTGGCTCTGGCAGTCTCAACACGATAGGACGCAGGTCTGGATCGTTGTCGTTTACTACTACGTATTTGTCTGCTTCTTCGTATTGATATTTACACTTCTCCATCTGGTATTTTGTCTCCTGCAAATGTTATTTTGTTCACGCGGTAGTTGATTCCATACGGAGAATCTGAACTCAGATCGTCTCCGTCTGCCAACCTCTTTGCATAGTCTTCCGGGCGTATAGCCAAACGCGACTGCTCGATATGGTAGTAGAAACGAGAAACAAATTCTTCGGTTTCTTCATTTGCGCGTATCATTTCTTTGTCAAGAACGTTGATCTCTGACCTCAATGCTCTCACTTCACTAATACCCTTCACACTTTCCTTATCACCAGCCAAAGCACCTTTTGTATATTGCAGAATTGATTCGTGTAAGAACACGCGGTGGTTCCATCGATAGTTGTTTATCCATGCTATAAACAAAATGACAATGTCGTTTATCTCTTGTATCTTCCCAAGTGCCATCTCTAACACCTGTTCATCAAAACGCGGGTGTCCATCTCTGCCATTTTTGAGTTCAAACCCGGCGTAGGCGATAGATTCAAACTTCTTTGCCCACCAGTCTAACGACATCATTTCCTGTATTGGCGACTTTGGATCGTACATCAACAGAACGTACCTGTACACCATCGATTTCTTAAATCCTTTCTTGTCGTATTCGGCAGGAAACTTTTTCAGTAAAGGTATTTTTGATTCTAAATAGGTAACTATCTTTGGGGAGTTGGGGTGAATAACCATTCCGTCACAGTCCAGTTCCTTCAAGTCATATTGTTGCATAGTATTTTTATTACAAAAGTAATACTTACAACAACACACAAAAAAAAAGGCTAAGTGCCAATACACTTAACCCTCTTTTGGTAAATTGTTTCTTATGAGCTATTGCAAATATGTAAAATATTTAACAAATTATTGTCAAATTGTCCTGTTTTTTATTTACATTTTTTATATTAGCAGCCACGCTCAAACGTTTCACCACAATTTCTACATTTGATGTGTTCAAGTTTGAATTTGAACAGGTTTGAAGAACCACAAACAGCACAGGTAATGTTTTGCGAATTGCAGTCTTCTAACTGCTGTTTTGCGAACTCTGTAAGCCAGTCTATTACCAAATCTTGATACAACGGCTCTCCACTTAATTCTTCCTCAAAATATTTTTTAGCGTTTTCCCTTATTTTGTCTTTCATTTTGTTTCGCTTTTGTCGAATATTTTTCTGGATCTAAACCAAGAAGGCGACAACAAAGAATAGCTAAATCCATTAACTTTTAAATTTTATAAATTATGACAAAACCAAATTTTATTACTATTCAAACACCTAACGGTAAACGAATCTTAAACACATCTTAAATCGCTTCAATAGAACACAGAACAGATGGAAGTTTAATAAGAATGACAGTAAAAGACTAGGACGACAAATTAGTTGAATATTTTACGACTGAAACTGTATTAATAAAAAACAATGATTAAACAGATATGGATAAAGGAAATTCATCAAGCCTCTGTTCAACAGACTTAAGAACGTCCTTAGCATCTCTCGTAGACATTCCGTTTAAAACAGGTAAAATTTCAGAAACAGCTTTTTGATGTTTCTTAGTATAATCTAATAATCTTTCATAATCATTTACAATGCCTGACATAGAACCAAATACTTGCGCTAACAATGTGCAAATGGCATTAGCCCAATGCGTTACTCACAAAAATCTGCACACGTTAACCATTTTGCGGTGTTATATTATTTGCAATACGGTTGGCTAACACCACTTGCACCAAACGTTGTACAAAGATAAGAAATAAATACCAAACATACAAACATTTTAACAAAAAAAAAGCCCACAGCAACCGCCGTGAGCCTAAAAAATGACCAAAAAACCAAAAAGAATTATTTGTTGTTGTTTATCATATCGTTATAGTTTTTGTCAAACCACGCCCGTGTCATGTTCACCAAAAGGTCACTTCTGCCACCGGGAATACGAACTTCTTCTGTTTCTCCGTATGAACTAAACGCACGAACAACGCCATAGTCAACCCTGCGTATGTCTCTAAAAGGACTGTCGCCTATGTGTTCCAATACAATCTGCAAATTCGTTGCAACGTTGCCAAGCCTCCAGTATGTTTCGTTGATAGCACTGCCTATCTTTAGATTTCTAAACATCGCCAGACTCGGTCTGCGAGCCTGTGAGAACGGATTGCCGCCTCCTGATGGTTGTACATACCAAATGCCTTTCCCTTCGCCTACGGGCACGATAGAGTCGTCTACGCCAACGTATCGGTATCCATTCGTTGCCTCTTTTACGGATTGATTGTAGTAGTGCTTTACATAGTATTCCTCTATCTGGCTGACACCGCTTTCGTCAATTGGTATCTGCGCAAGCAACGTGTCAAACGCATATCCAACACCCTGTTCAACTCGCTTGAAGTGGGCTGTCTTTTGATTGTCTGCTACTGCCTCTGAACCAAGTATAGACACTCGTACAAACTCAACTAACGCCTTTTTATTCATTTGTTTCCCTTTCTGCCAACGCAAACACGTCTTGGCGTTCTAAGTTAATGCCCATGTCCTTCAACACGCGATACAAAATTTCTATCTTTTCTGTATCATACCACTCTAACTCTGTACTTCCACTTGCATTGTATTCTTCCAGCAATGTTGACGTATTGGTAGTCGTAGCAATAACAGCATTGTCTGGAAATTTGTAATAAACGATGGTTATCGATGTTATTGTGCTTGGATGTGTGTTGATTGTGTTTTTTCCTGTCCACACAAACGCAGGATCGCTTGCTGTTGGAACAGTAACAGCACTTCCGAGTCTGTCTGCAAGCTCATCTGGCTCCAATTCGTCAAACGGTCTGCCTGAAATAGTAGCAGGATTCACAGACACCAAGTAGCCAACAGATTTAGAAAGCGTACTCATGTCAAAAGAACCGCCTGCAACAGACTTTGTTTCTGTCTTTAAAAATGGACGTAACGACTGACTTATTTTTCTTGATTTGCCAACTCCACGCCGGGATAGAGGAGCATCCAGCGGATATTCGCGTTCCAACCCAAGATGTTCAGCAAACAACTTCTGACTCTTTGCGTTTATCAAAGATTGAAATTGACCGGACGTCAACGCTCGTCCATTGACATCTTTGTTGATCGCTATGTTTGCTATTGTTAATAAATCCCAATTAGTTAACGCCATTGTTTATTTTTTCACAAAGATAATACCTTCAAACACACACACCAAAAAAGGCTGTCATTGCCGAACTATTTTCTTACCACATTTAGGACAATATTTTTCGTGTGTTATGGGGCCAATTTCACAACACTCAACCAAGTAAATTGATCCTTCAAGTTCATATTGCTTTTGTATTATTTTGGTGGTATTACCTGAATTTCGTAAAACAAATTCTTTGTATTCTTCCAACAAATCACACAGCCAATCATTTGACGCCGTGTCAAAGTTCCATATAACATCACCGTATGGCGATTCACCATTGCCTTTTATATTTAAAAATTCTTTTGCACTCATAGCAAACAAATTATCTATTCCTCATCACACCAAGCAACTTCTTCAACTCGTCTATTCTAATCAAAGAATCAGCAAGCAACATTTCATTGTCCTCCTCTTTAGCTTTATTTACGTTCTTCGCATGAAACACAATCCGGTTGCGTATTGTTTGTCTAATTTGCATGTTTCCTGAAATAGTAAATTCTTTCGTTTTCGTTGATCTCGATAAGGTAGTGTTCCCAATTCTCTTTGCCTAATTCTGCAAAGTCGTCGTCTCTTAAAGATTCATACGGCTTCATTACAACTTTTTTGTACTCTATCATTTTTTAGTGTTTTTTTATATTCTTCATACGCGGCATTGAAATCCAATATAGCAAACTGTTGCCATTCCTTGAAGTACTTTATATTTTTTTCGTCCTCGTAAACACCTCTCAGCAAATCTTCTGCATAGTGAATGTTGGAATGATTCCACCCGTATCTGCGATCAATGTCTATTTGTCTCATTACATTGTCCCTGATAAACGCATAGAAAGCCAAATACCTTGCAAACACGATTTCCTGCTTGCGCGACCTCTTGAAAAAATCTTCAACTTGTATTCCGGTAGCAAAACACGCGATCCTAATAACTTCCGTAGGCGAAATGCTCGTATTGCGCACAGAAACAACAACGCATCCGTGTTTTGCGGCTTCTTCTCGTATTGTATCTAAATCCATAAAATTAGTTTTTCTCTAAACCTTTTCTTGCTAACACCGGATTCGTGCTGTATCCCGCAATTAAATCAAGTTTTTTGTTAAACGACTTAACGGTTTCTTCGACAATTTCTGACATTGAATTAAAATTCGTGGCATCGTATTCTCTTAGCTTCTTAAAGTCTTTTGTCATTTCTTCCCGTATGACTTCAATTATGTCCTCAAACTTTTCCACAAAATCATTCTTCGTCTCATCTTCAAATTTGTCAAGCCTTGAAGTAAACGTGTCGTTTATCTCCTTGATTTTTTTGTCCAAAGCAACAACGGTTTCTTCCAGTTCTTCAATCCTTTTTTTGTAAAACATGTCTTTAGTCTTTAGCAATTACGACACAAAGATAATAAAAAGATTTTAAATGTCAATAACTATGCGCAAAAAACTGTTGTACAACATATTAATATTTTGTACTTTTGAAATAAAAAATGGAAATAGATTTCAAACAACTGGTGCAGTACGTCGCCAAGTCTTCTGACGAACAAGAAATTGAACGTCTCATAAAAACATACTGCTCGACCCGCGTGAAACAAAACATTGAAAAGGCATGGGAAAAAGCACACAGATGGTATGGAAAACTAATGAGGATGCGTACCGAAAGACTAAAGAAGCAAAACATAAATTACAACGAATACACAGGGTTTATCGAAATACCTCACTTTATTCTGTTCTGCTCTAAAATAGAAGAGTCTATATTCAACAGTATAAAAAAACACCCGGATTCGTCGTTTGCCCTTGAAGACGTTCACGAGGTCATGATTAGCGCAATAGGAAACATAAAAATGGACAAACGTTCCATCATTCCATTTAGAGACGATGAAGATTGACTATAATGTGATATGTGCGCCATTTTGCACAAAACAAAGCAAAAAGATAATATTTTTTCACATTATGTTGTTGTTTCTGGTTTATTTTTTTGAGCTTATTTGTACTACAAGTACAGATAAATGATTTTTTTTAAACCTTTTTCTTTGTGATTGTTTTTTTTTATTATATTTGCCGTGTAAAAAATAGTTTTTTATGCGAAAACTCGAGCTACATATTAATTTGAAAAAAAATCGTTCTGACGGTTTTCGCATAAACACATACCACCTTCTTCTCAATGAGAGAGGGTGGTTTTTTTATTGTGATACATAAGTTAATTTCGTCTTACCCGCGAATAGAGATTGCACGGTATCAAAACTCATAAGGTTGCTGGACACAAACACAGATAGCTCCGAAGGGCGTTACGCTCCTTTTGCTTCTAAAAAAGCAATCTTTCTTTTATGGGGGAAAGGGGGAAATTTTCTTTTAAAACACCAATATTCCTTTTCCTTAAAAATAAACAATTTAAAAACAGTTAAAATGTTTCCCTATAAGTAAATGTAAGTTATTTCACGTTTAATAACAATATTTCCTTTAAGGAAAAAATAATTTTATATGTATAATGTGTTGTACAACATAAAAAAACATTTGCTACATTGTGCTTTTGTTGTTACATTTGCAAAAGATTAAACACGATGAGGAAATGAAAGAAGAAATGGTTGAGAATGGAATTTACGTTGTAACACACAACACCAACTGGAACAAACTTGGATTAAGTCTTGCTGTTTACGCCAATGGAAGATTTTACGATCAGTTTGTGGTTGAAGACGAACAGCTTTCAATTGGTGAGTGGGACATTACTGACAAGGTGACGTCGTTTAATTTTACAGGACACACATACAATGAACATTTTTAAGGAAAGAATAACAGAATTGTCTTTGCTGTTAATAGAGACGAAAGACGAAGAATTAAAACACGACATTCGCGTTAGAATAATGGAATGTTATCACTTAATGAAAAAACATGGACACTACAGGAAAATTAATTGAAAAGACAGAGATTCAGTCTGGTGTATCAAAAGCAGGCAAACAGTGGCAGAAGATTGGTTTTGCCATTAAGGTAAAAGAACAGAATTTGAAGTTTCCGAAAGAACTTTACTTTGAGTCTCTAAACACAGATGTAATACAATTCATTTCAGACACGTCTGATGGTTCTATTGTTCGCGTGTGGTATGATGTTACAAGCAGAAAGTGGAAGGACAGGTGGTTTACAGGAGCAAACGCTTTTAAGGTTGAAACTGTCAGGGAGGACACGTCAGTTGTAACTGGACAAGAAGATTTAAATGCATACGCAGACGACATAGCAGCAAAGCATCTAAGGCAGTTTCAAAATGCCAAAGAAGTTGATGGCGACGACTCTGATATGCCTTTTTGACAGAGGAGAGTAATCAGCCCCAAAAAGAGATACTGTTAACGCCAAAAGACAAGTTGGAATTGTTTGAAAAAAACGACATGTTCAACAAGTTAGTAAAAACATTTGATTTAGAGTTATCGTGATTCGCGAACTGCAAACATTTATACATGAAACCAACAGGAAACAGCATATTAGTAAGACCTGAGCCATACGAGCGTGTAACGGCAAGCGGAATTATCATACCGGAAACTGCGTCAGACCCAAAAATGGAATGGGGTGTTGTTGTGGACGGCAACGGCAATGTTCCAGACGGCAGCCGCGTGTTGTATTTTGGCAGGCATTGTTTTAGCAAAGACGGAGAGAAGCTCGTGAACGTTAAAAAAATTGTTGTATGGGAATAGCAGAACGACAAAAGATAGAATTAAAAGAACTTGGCAACAAGCCAATGATAAACAACAAGGTTTTAGTTAAGGTTGATTTTGTCCCGGAAGATGGAACTAAGTTTGGCAGTATTATCTTAGCTGGTGGGGAATGGGACGAACCGGGGCGTGTAGCACGATACGGAACAGTAGTAAAAGCACCAAAGAAGTTGATTGGACAATGGGAGACTATGTTTGAAGGTGCTATGGGATGGAAGACACAAGTGGAGATTGAAGAAGGAGACGTTGTGTTCTTTGGAAAGATGGAAGGTGCTAACGCCCCGGTTATTAAATGTGGCAACGATATATATTTTGTTGTTAACTATTCAGAGTTGATTCTTCGCGCCAGAAACGGAGAAATATACCCATTGAACGGAAACGTTGTTGTAGAGCCAGTTGTTGACAACGTGCGCGTGGAAGGATTGATTCTTGACTTTGGAGACTTTCAGAACAAGCGTCTTGGAAAGGTTTTGTACACAGGAAGAAAAAACGACATGTATCACAACTCTTTGATGGTAGATGCTGATGTTAGCGTTGGCGACGTGGTTGTGTTTGAAGGAAACTGGTTTACAGAAATAGAAAACGACGTATTTGCGATACTTGAAAAAGGAATAGGATACTTGCAGCGATGTTGGATACAGGGAGTTTTGTAGTTTTTACTGCATGTTAAGCATATAAAAATATGGCAATGAATGTACTCGAAGGAAAACTATTAATAGAAAAAAAGAAACAAGACGGAATAATAGTTCCAGACAAATTCAAAGATTTGTTTGACGGCACAGTTCGTGTCGCAGGAGAAGGCTCGGAACTTATCCCCGGAGACGAGGTAGTGTTTCGTCGTGGAGGCACAAACGTAAAAATACACGGAATTAACTACATTTACATAGACGAAAAAAGCATACTGTATGTTATATGATTTGGACATCAAAAAATTGACTATTTCTGTGTTGTTTTCAGCGTTGAGGACAGAAGAAGAAACAATAGACGAAACAATTGAACAAGCATACGCCGCGTACAACAAGATAGTAGAAAAAGAACTGTTAAGATATAAAAGATGAACAACCTTGACTTAGACGCAAAGTTAGAAGCAGACAGCATCGTAAACAGAGACGAAGGAGCTTTGTTGTACTTTAGACACGAAGGAAACGAAGTCACCCACGTATATGCAGGCACAGATGAAGATATAGTGTTTATGATTATGAGCGCAATGGCAACAGAAAAAAGCGGTGTTTTGTACGACTTAATATCTACAGCAGTAGCAGTATATGAAGAACAATACGGAGAACATACGGAACAAATCGATAGTTGAATATTTAGCTAAGTGTGGGTACACGCCTGTAAACAAAACGGGCAAGTATCGCAGCTACTATTCAATTCTTACCAGAGAGGGCAATCCTTCAATGAAAGTAAACACGGCTACGAACAGGTGGCACGACTACTCTGCGAAGAAAGGCGGGTCTATCATAGACCTTGTTATGGCAATGGAGAACATGACATTTCGTGAAGCTGTTAAATTTCTTGAAGAAGAAAACACGGTACACAAAGTAGAGTATGTGCCAACGAGAAGCGAGCCCGGTGTAAAGATTCACTCCGTGTTAGACATCACAGACGAAAAGCTAATCTCTTACTTTGTTGCAGACAGAAAGATAAACAAAGACGTTTTGTTGAAATATTGCAAGCAGGTTGAATTTAGCTTTCCAATGGGAAAGAATCCGGACAAGAGTCATGTTGCCGTTGGATTCAAAACGTTCATGAACTCGTGGGAGCTTCGGTCGTCGTGGATCAAGATTTGCTCACCACCAAAGTCTTTTAGCCTTGTAAAGGGACGAAGCAGAGACGTAAATATATTCGAAGGGTACACAGACTTTCTTAGCTATATGACGTTCTACGGCCTTCAGGAACCGGAATACGATACGTACATCCTGAACGGCGTAGGACAGATAAACCTAATCAAACCCTTTGTGAGTGGAAAGAAGATATACTATTGGGGTGACAACGATACCGCCGGAGACGAAGTATTTATGGCGTTGGATGGAGTGACAGACATGAGGTATCTATACGGCTACTACAACGACTTTAATCAATTTTTATGCGATGAGTGAAATAGACATAACAAAGTACGAACAGTTAATGGACGAGTATCCAAACACAAAGCGTAAGTTTCCCGTGAAGGACACGTACGTACATAAGAAGACCGGAGAAAGAGTAAAGATAAAATGGAGCAAGGGGGCATTTAGAATAGTGGGGTTGTTTTTGATACTTACGGCGTGTTCCAACCACAGCGAACAATATGCATACATCAGAAACGACACGCTGGTGATACAGATAAAGAATCCGTCTGCGTATGAAATCGACTGCGTGCAATTAGAGCAATCTTCAAAAGACTCCGCGTGGGTAGAATATTTTAAATTAGAAGAACAATGAAAAAGTGGATTGACGAAAATAAACCGTGGATAATAGCAGCAGTTGTTGTTGTCATTGCCGTCGTTGAAGTGGTGGCGTATGTGTTGAGATTCGGGTTGAGATAGCCCGTGTGACGTAATTTAAGCAGTATTTTAGGAACGATCGCGTGCAAGACAATGATTCACATACTACCCATTAACGACATAGAAGAACACGAAGAATCTACTGCGTGTAAGTGCAAACCAAAAATCGTGTTTGAATCCGGTGAGATAATCGTCGTACACAACTCATTTGACCGCCGTGAATACATAGAGAGACTAACCGAGAACATTTGCGTGAATTGAAAACGGGATGCATAAAAAGATATTTGGCTGCAATATGTGAACCAAAAGACAACTCAAACTATTTTAACATTGCCGGGAAGACTGTTGGATCAGTGGACTCAGCGTAACATTCGACGTGGTGTAAAAAACAAACGAAACCGGAATTTGCGAAGCCGGGGGGTCGTGTTTGAATAAAATTAGTACTTAAAGGAAAAGAAAAGCAGTTCCGGTTTATTCCTGTCAGTCCAGAGAAAGCGATTTCATTAACGATTTGAATAGAAATGAATGCATGAATGAAAGTTCATGTTTTTGCACGTGTGCCGCGTAGAACAAATCGAGGCGGTATATTAGGCGCGATCTGTTTCCGTTAGGTATTTGTATTGTTTTGTTGCGTTAGTGCCAAATGGCCCTGCTAAAACCTCTCTAATGGCCTGTGATAACAATTAGTTAGATATCCCTTGCAAATGATTTCTTTTCTTTGCAGATCTCTTTATTTTTGCGTTTCTATTGATCATAATAGCAATTATAGGACAAATATTTTTGCTCCTCGTCGGTCTCCCGCTGTTGTTTATCAATAAGTTAGCCTTAAAACCTTCTGTAAAAAGCATGGAAAAGAGAAGTTTTTGCCTTGTTTTTACTTTACTCACCCTCATTTATCGCAACAATCCATAATAATATAACAATATGCTATTTTATGTGTGTGTTTTGTGTCTATGTGTTTTATTATGATGGTGTCGTTGTAGCAAAATGTAAATAAAATCATATTTACGGGTGTTTGAGCTAATTGGGTTATTTGTTGTTATTATTGTGTGTTAGTGTTTCCTTAAAGAGGGTTTCACACAGGAAAAACCAGAAACATGTTGTAAAACATATAAAAAACATATAAAAAAGTTTGGTAGTTAATTTTAAAAGATAGATATTTGACTATTGAAAGTTTGGAACAGTGCACAATTGAATAAAGAAAATCACTTCGGTTCAGGATAAAAGGATTATTCGTCAAACTTCATGTCCGGCCTGAATGGTTATAATTCAATGTTCGATTCATTGACAGGCCACAAAATATTTACTTAATAATTTAAAAAAAATGAAAACTACAATTTATTCCACTGGCAGAACAGGCAGAACTATTGTTTATGAAACATTGCATAAAAGAACGCGGAAACAGGTTGTGCTGTTTCCTGACAACACGAGCGAAGTAAGAATAACAAGAAACATCTTTCCGGTTAATTTTTAAATTAAAATATTAATCTTAAATACTTATCACAATGAAAAACATTATTTCCTTTATTAGTTTTGTTTCGGCTGTAAGTTTAGCCGGGATTGGTTGCTCGGAAGATAGTTTTTTGTCTTCCGGTTCAAAAACACTGGCTTTAGTTGCTGGTTTGTTCTTTGCGGTTGTTACCGTAGTTTGGGTTTTAGCTGAATCAAAAAATGATTGTTTAACTTCAAAAAAATAAACTATGTATTGCGAATTTTATGAAAAAGGTAAAAATAACGCCTCTGTTTTGCAAACTGATTTAAAAACGGTGAGAGGCTATTTGAATAGAGCAAAAAATATGTGTTTCGATGTTGAAAAAATTATCATTTATTACTGTTCTAATTCAGTTGGATATTACAGTGATGATGTGAAAAAAGAAACAATTAACTTGTAATTTCCGGCGGCTGCAAAGATAGGCTTTTTTATTCGGTTCAATTTACCGGAGCAGCCACAAACCTTATTAAAAATTAAAATTTTACTACAAATGAAAACATTAGAAATTGCAAGCAGAAGAGTATCAATTGATACCGACAAATTAAGTAAAGGGTTGTGCGATCTTCATGCATCAAACGACGAAATGAAAGCAGTTTTAGCATTTGGAATGCTTGACGCAAAACTTTGCGAAATGTTTGAAGAACAACTTTCATCCTCAATTAGAAAACAATTCAGCGAAATTGCAAACGACCTTTTTAAAACAAGAATCGAATCATTCATTAAAGAATGTGTGAATGATATTGAAAAAGGAGTTTACAGATATGCTGATTTTATGGTTGTTTAATATTTTCCTGGTTGGCAGTCCGCAAATTGTGACCACTGGCAGCAATGCCAGTAAACAAACGAAAATTTTAATTTTAAAAAAAATAAAACAATGAAAGCAAAATTAGTTATTAAAGGCGCTTATTACAAAAATGGCAATGAAATTTTAGTTCCTCACTTTACAGGTGAGTATGTTATGGTTGACTGTGATCGATACATGAAAAAAAATGACTTGTTGGACATCTACAACAAATCGTATTTCGAAGAAAACAAAGAAAATTATGTTGTTGTTGAGGGCGAAAAGTATTATTATGCTGAATATTCACCCTATACTGTTGATGATGAATGGGAATTGTTGTCTGATTTGTCAGAACTTCACCACATTGAATAGAATTACGATTTTTAACACATCGGCTGAATCCGCAACCCTGTGACCGGAGCAGGGCAGCCACAAATTTTATTTAATGTTTAATTTAAAATCTAAAATTATGAAAACTACATTCTTAACTGTAAAAACAAATGAAGATTATCCAAATGACATTAAATCCGTTTCCTTAAATGGTTTCTGGAAAGAGGAAAGTTTAAAAAACTACTGCAAAAGAAAAGATTGGACACCATCCAATTGGTCACATTCTTATGTAACGTGTGAAGGAGTAAGGGAAGTAAGACAAGGTAATTTTGTAATCACAACAAACATTCCTTCATTCAGGGATCATGCGGCAGAGATGGGAATAGGATAGAAAAACAACCCCGGAAATAAACTAATCAATCCGGGGTTTACATCTTATCACAATGTAAGCTGAATAATTCAGCGAAAACAAAATTAATAAAAAAAGTAAAAAACAACAAAATGAAAGCAACAGAAATTTTAAACTCGGTAAAAGGCACAAACTTCACAGTAAGAGTATATTCAGATACTGAAATCTGCCTTATGGAAGATAACGACAGAGCCGATAACAGCAGCTTTGCAGTGTTAGTTGAAAGAAGTGGAGATTTTGAAGATTACGTTGATGCAAATCACGAAGTACAAACTGATGATTGTGGAGACGAATATGTTGAATGGTTGAATGAAGATTTGAATACACCATTCACTGATGAAGACATCGAAGAAAGAATTGAGTATTACGAACAATTCAACAACTAATGAGCGCACAAGATTTAATCAACTGGGGCGAATTGAGCCGGATGCTTTCCGGCTCACGCCAAACAGTACGAAAAAACAAATAACTTTTAAAATATAAAAAAAATGAAAACGATACGTTTATACAAATACGAAGGTTCATTGCATTGCGACGGCGGTTGTTTTCCTCCATACGATGAGAGAATGACCGAATGGAGCGACAACAGAAAAGAACAAGTTAACTTGTACAACTCAGCCACATTAAAAAACTTTGATACTTCCGATTTTTCGGAACATGCCTGGTATAATAAATATTGTTCTACGCATAAAGGGGATATTTTCTTTGTGTGGTTAATGATTTATTATATCGACGTTCCAGAAAATGCATGGAAATGGGCTGTAAAAAATGATAACTACGATGAACTTCCCTATTATGTAAATTATGATTACACACATATTGCAGAACGTGGTATTTATTTAAACGGGCATAGAATGCCAGAGAAAAGACTTAATGAAATTATTTACGAATCCAGAGAGGCTACAAATAAACCAGACGAAAAAACAGGTACTTTTAAACCTGAAGGAATGGTTTACGGACTTGCTCCTGATAAAGACCCTGAACAAATTAATAAGATAATCGAACAAATAAAAGACGTTCGGGTAAATGGCGCAATGTATATCTGATGCAAGAAATAACATTTAAAATATAGGAAATGTTTGGACTAACACAAGAAAAAGACAAGTCCGTTGTTGTTCCGGTGTATACTGCAATGACAAACGGCGACATGGCTAAGGCCATACGAGAAGAAATAAAGCTAAATAAGGAGCTTTTTGCAGATTGGAACACGGAACATAAGGAGCAGGTTAAAACGTTCTTAAATACGCTCAAAATCGCCCCACGTGAACTGTTTGTCGATCCGTGTTACGACGAGTTTTGTGAATTAACTTTATATTTTGGATTCCATGATTAAAAGAGAAGTTTTGTATTTGGCGTTTACAATATCGTTTTTGATGTTGTTTATAATTGATCTCATCTGGTTCAAAGAAGGACTAGTGTTAATCGGGGGCGCTGCGGTGCTTTCCGGTGTGAAATACTTTAAGGAAGTGCGGTAATATGTTGTATAACATGTTGCACGCAAAACATTTATTAATTAAATTTGCATTTTATGAAAGACAAGATCGAATTAAGATTTAAGATAGTTGCGTTGTTGGTTTTTTCTTCCAATATGCCAGACGCATATCAAAACAAGGTTGAAATTGTTGCAAAAGCAATAGACAGAAAAAGTCAATATGCTGAACAGTTTGTTACTTTGTTGGAGTCACAGGTTTTAAATTTTCTTGAAACTGTCAATTGTTGTAATAATTATCATTTAAACTAAGAACAATGAAAGAAAAAATTGAATTCCCTCCCGTCTGGGACTTGCCAACAAAGGCAGACGGAAAAAGCCCTGTTAGATACGGGGTAAAAAAAATAAAAGTATCAAAAGACAATTTTAAGTTAGGAAATTTTAAATGTTATTAATTATGAAAACACAATGTACACCCGGAGAATGGTATGCAAAAGACGGCAATGTAATTTCAATGGAAACAGGCAAGACCCTTGCAATAATTCCCTATTACGATAGGGACGAAAAAGAAATGGAAGCAAATTCAAAGGTTATGGCTGCTGCTCCTGAATTGCTAAATGAACTCAAAAACGCCGTTGTATCAATTCAAAAACTACTGTCAATATCTCAATTGGATATGGATATAAAAAATTTATATCGTAAGGATATTGAGAGACATGAAGAAGCAATTCAAAAAGCAACAGAATGACACCGGAAAAAGTAAAACAAAGCATTTGGCGCATGGCCGAAGAAAACGGACTGACTGACGTAGTCATTGGCTACGGAGTAGATCGCGTGTGGGAGCTTATTAAAGAAGAATCCAACGACGAAATATTTACACCCGTCAGCGAGATTTGTTTAAATGTACTTTCTGAATTACAGCCATGATGAGGATAAACGCAGATATGTGCGGCTGGTATATTTATGACGCCCCGGGACGAGGAAAGTGTCTTAAAACGCATTCAAAATCGCTCACATGGGTATAAAAGGAGTCATACTTACTACGGAAGTGAGTTTGTGTTTTCGTAAAATAAAATTAATATGAACATAGAAGAAGCACAAAGAGACGAAAGCGTTTGCAACGTGTGTAACACGGAAATGACCCTAGTAAGGGCAAAAAGACGTAAAAACAGGTGGGACAAGTGTCACGACTTTTATGTTTGTCCGGCGTGTGGCTTTACGCATAGAAAGAGAACATACAACGAAATACTAAGAGACATAGGAGAAAGAGAATGAAAGGAATATTTTACTCGTTTGTGTGCGTGGCGATTGCAAGGTTGTTTCACCACACGATATTAGGGTGGATTTTTGGAATATTGGCGATTGTGTTTATGACAGTCGTATTGGTAAGATCAATAGCTAAATTAAATGAAAAAGATATCAGAAAAGAGAAAGGTTGAAATACGCGCCTACAACAGGGCAAAGCAAGAAAAAGAAAAAGAATTGAAAGAAGCCGGAAAATGGGTGTGCGTGTTTTCTGGCCTGCCTATACCGGATCACGTAACGTGGAAAGATGTTTCTTTTCACCACCTGAAAGGAAGGGACGGAGAGTTGATCTGTGATAAGAGGTTCATATTTCCGTGTATAGACAAATATCACACAGGTGACGAAGGTTACCACAACAAGCCAATTTCTTTTTTAAAAAACCTGTGGTGGTGGGGTGGATACATGAATAGATTAAAGGACATTGATGTGGATCTGCATTATAGAGAAATGCTTAAAATTGAAAAAAACGTTAACACGTATGAATGCGAATAAGTGTAGAAGTTTAAATGTTAACCGCTAACCCCGCAATTTTTTATGACCGCTTGTTATAGTGCGTTTTTGCGGGTAGGCATAACAAATTATAAAATGAAAACACATAAAGTAATTGATTTAGTTTACCATGAAGATGAGGGTAATGAGGTATATGCAGGTACATACGAAGAATGTTTTAACTGGAAAGCAGAACAAGGTTATGGTTACCAAGTAGTACCTATGACAAGAAAAGAAATTGAATTTTATAAACAGATTTAGAGTGCGGATGGAAATGCACTATAACGGTTGGTGTAGGCGGAGTGCCACCACTGACTCGTTTTAAAACTTAAAAACTAAAAGTATATGAAAACTTTAATTAAAAAAACGAAGGCATTACGCCTACACATTGTTACCATTTCGTTGCAGTGTTGGGCGTTTATGAGTAACCCATTTAGAAAGAATAGGGCTACGCACGTATTTTATTACAGCGAAAAACAGTTGCATTGCTGTGATGGTTTCTTCATGTTTGATAAGATGCCAAAGCCCGATGTTAGATTTAAAGGAAAACCCTACACAGAAATGCGAGAGTTTAAATACGGGATAAGTAATTGGGATGATGCAAAAGTTGTTGGAATTGGTGGTTACAATGATATTACGATGTGCGGTGGGGCGAATGAATGGTACCGTGCCGATTACATGGGGCGTTTGCCCCTGAATAAATTTACAAAACTTCAAAAAACAGATACGATGAATAAAAGTACCAAACATCCGAATAGCAAAGCAAATGACCTATGTAATGTGTTAGCTACTGAGCCAAACGCAGAACGCAAGGTTGCTTTGTGTTGGGCTACTAAAAAACGTCATATTGCCGTTGATGGAAAAGTTCTTTGCGAACCAGATCATAAAACGACAGGATATTCAGTAAAAAATGGTGGCTATAATACATTATCGCTTTCTGGCTTACCAACCTATGATAAAACAAAAGATGATTCAAAATATACACACCCTGACGGCAATATTCCATTTCGTGCGTTGGATAAGCAACCGACAAAAATAGACACACGCTTAATTTGCCGTAAATGTTTAAAAAAGTACGAACAGTTGTTGGCTTTGTAGCTAACGGTGGCAATATGGCAAGTACGGCAAATTTGCACTGACCTTCACACGAGAGAAAAAATAATAATGCCCTGGGCGGGCTTTGTAAAACCCATATTTAGTTATGACACCAACAATAGGTAGAATTGTGATTTATCATTGTGATGAAGAGCAAAAGGACAAGATGAACAATTACCAAGAAGATGCACCTGCGGTTATTACTGCTGTGTGGGGTGACGAGTGCGTAAACCTTAAAGTACTACTTGATGGAGAAGAAAACCTTTGGGTAACTTCTGCTGTTTTGGGTACAGGAGAGCGCGAGTGGAGTTGGCCTGAAATTAAAAAGTAGTTGTTGTGCGTGGGGCATTATTATTTTGCTCCAATTAAGCACCGAAGCTAGCACGAGGCACTACCGCAAGCATGTTTTATACAACGTGTTAGCAACTGTGCCTTGTGTAAGGCTTTTGAGTGTTGGCAATTATTTAAAGGCATTGTTGCTAACGGTTTAGCTAAGTGCTGACCGCCTTTTGAATAACCGATGAATTATCAGATAACAAATAACTTTAAAATACCGAAGCGATGGAAAAATTTTTAAATGAACTACTAACCTTCATTGATAAAAAAACCGATTGGAAGGTTAACAATGACACGACTAACTCACAAGTTATAACTGAATTTCTTTACAGAAATAAAGAGTTAACAGCCAAATTTATTGCGAGCGTTGGCAAGCCCGATTCAGATACCGAAGGCGGTTTGCATTTAGCTTGTGTTAACGCACGTGCTTTTGTTGAAAGCTGCGGAAACCTTGCTGAATATGTAGATGGTTCAAAGATTGCACACCGTTTCAAAAAGTTTACTGTACCTGTTATAGAATATAACGAATTACGCAAAGCTGCTGATGAATACGATTCTCAGCATGTGCGTTAACGGTTGGTGTAACTACTGAATGCTGCTTCAAATTTGCAGCGACTTTGATACGAGAATTAACAGCCCAAAGTACAGCGCGGAGGGCAACTAAATAAATAAATATGCCTACAAGAAAAACAAAAACAAGAAAAGTTACCATAGACTATGGTGATTCTGTTTATGGGAAAGTTGAATTAGATGCAATTGTAATATTGCACAGACACAATTCAGACGGAAGTGAATTTATTGTAATGGAAACACAGCCAAAAGATGATGGTAAGATAAGACTTACTGGTAACAGAGTTGTGTGATGGCTAAATGGTTTTACGAGCTACGAGCATTTTGTAGTTACACATTGTTACCGTGTCGTGCTTTTTCTTAAAGGTTAAACACTTTCTGATTAAGCACGGCACTAAATTAAAATTTAGCATGCACGGTAACGGTGAGTATAAGAATAGTAGGCGATTTGAAACGCTGAACTTCGCAAACAGAATACAATTAATTAAATGATTATAAACTACCTACACGCACGTAACCGCCTATTATTTTTATACATTGTTAGGCTTTCGTTTTGTGCGGTGGGATAAAAACAATATTATGAAAGATAATACAGAATTAAAATGGCAAACAAGAGATGAGATGGAAACGCCAACAAACCCATTACAAAGGTTGCACGAAACATTCGCATTTACCTCCAGAGATTGCAGCGAAGATAAGATGATAGCTTTTATGTATGGCGTTGTAATGGGTTGGGATGATGATTCTTATGCCGAATTACAGCCTAAACACAATTGGAGTGATAAAGATATTGAGTTACAAAAAATGTGGCATAAGAACTACCAAAAGGCATGGGAATTATTTATGAGTGCGGAGGTAAATGAAGCCTAACGGCTTCGTGTAAACGTAGTTTCTGGATTGAGAAAGAATTTAAAATTGAAATATCATGGACATATTAAAGACATTTGAAATTTATAGAGATAGGTTACTTGAATTGAGAAAAGTACACGAAAATTTAGGTTATATGACCGATGTTAAAAAATACGATGTACGCATTGAGCGAATGAATAAAGAGATTTCAATTTTAAAGGCTGGGAGCAATACAGGAACTTGAAATGAAATTAAGCTCGCGTTTGAAATTACGTTTACACTTTTGTTGTGTTGCGCTCGCTCCGGTTAAAGTGGTCACATATTTCAAGTTTACACGAAGCCGTTGTATTTCACTCGCTCCTACCGTCGCGTAATCCCTTCGGTTCACTACTTTAAAACAAGAATTTTTAAAGTAGATTCTGAACCTCTCGGTCTTACCGTGAAATACAACGTTGAAATGTAAAAAATCGTTGCGATATGAAAGATAAAGACAAAAAGCCAAAAGTGATTATAATAGGTGAACCAAAGCCAGATGCTAAGAAACTTGCCGAGCAATGTTTTTTACATGGTGTTAGCAGTAGTGCTTCACCTATGTTTGATTGGAACACATTAAGTCTTGATGAAATGGTTGAATATTTGAGGCAAAAGTATATGTTTAGCAGTACGGGAGATGCGAAGTGCATATATCATTTAATTGAATTTTATGATAAGCACAAATAGCATTACTGCTAACGGTAAATGCAAGGGTATGTGCTGCCCTGAAAGCTGCACGAAAGTAGATACGAGTAAATAACGATTAAATAATACGAGCGATGGATTACATTAACAAATTGAATAAACTTGGATTGGAACGAAAAATGATTGTGAGTGCTTTAATTGGCAAAACAAAAGCTGATATTCTAACGATTAATGAAAGAGAATATTTGGCTAATTATATTCTTGAATTAGAACGAGCATCGGGAAACAGTTTGGACGAGAGCGCAGCATTACCTTTGCATGGTGTTAGCAAAGTGAAGGAATTTATTTGCCCTTTATGCAACAAATTAGCCCCGATTACAAAAGTTATTTATGAGTGCGAATGTGGCGTTAAGCACGAAGCGCAAATAAATGACGAAACGGCGGTTTGCGAACACGAGTGGACAACAAACGAAGAATCTGACATACCATTTGCATTAAAGTGTATTAAATGTGGAATAGATGGTTAGCAAACTGATTGCTAACGGACAAGTGCAAGTTTTGATTTTTAATTTTAAATTGAAATATTATGAGTAAAAACGACACTTTAAAAATGCTTGAAATTTGGAGAAGTTGGGAACCTTGTTTGGAAGATATAGGCAAGGAAGCCACGATATTGAACGCAATGAACGAATATGCAGAATGGAAAATTAAAAATTTAAATTTGCATAATGTTAGCAATAGTAAAAACGATTTTAAATAAGACTATTGTAAATGTATGGAATGTGGATACAAATGGAATCCATATAATATAGAACATTTTAATTTTACAAGCTGTGCAAATTGCGGCAGTGACAAAATAGGCGGTACATATTGATACTGTTAGTTTTTATTATTGCTAACGGCTGGCGGTTTGTTGTCGGTTGCCGCTACAATAACCGAATAAGTTGATACGAGTAAATAACCATAAAAATACGAGCGTAGGATGAAAATACAATTTACAGATAATGTGCCACATATTACACCAGAAACGCAAACCGAGGAAGACCAGCTATTTGACTGGTACGAAAAACAGGGACAAAAAAGAGTTGATTCGGTTATAAGTTTTGAATGGCTTCCCCGCGCGTTGGCAAAAAGTTCGGACGAGCTGAGCAACTGCAATAAACCGCATGTTAGCGATGCGGTTTGCCATTACAGACCATGCTTAGACCAATACAATGGAAAATGTCTGAACGGAACAATTTGGAAAATTTGCAATAATCGGCAAACTGAACGCTAACGGCTTGGCTATGAACTGAAAGCCGAACCATAAAATATAATTAAAAGTACAAACCAAACAGAGGCTTTTTGTTTATAGCTTTTGTTATAAAACGTTTTTATTATGTATTTAGAAGACTTACTTAAATTACTCAGAGAAAAGTTAAATTACGGCTCAAACATTAAAATAAAGTACCGTGAAAATGAAGCAATAGTTTATATAGATGGTGAATATTTTTCGACATATGATGTGTCTTAAAATGTTTTATAACGGATACTTATATGAGTAGTAGCCGATTTGAAACACGAACTTTGAAATAATTGCAAATGTTAAACAGAGTAATAAGCCCTAATAATTGCACTACAACGGCTATTACTTATATAAATTGTTATAGTGCGTTTTTGAGCGATGGCAAATCACCAATTTAAACAGAACAAAGCCGATGAGTACTATACTAAAGATTACGCAATAGTACCGCTTTTACCATATTTACCACCGAAAACAACCGTTTGGTGTCCGTTTGATACGAACGAAAGTAATTTTGTGAAACTACTGAGTGAAAGCCATAATGTTATACACTCACATATTGACGAAGGGAAAGACTTTTTCGAGTATGAACCTGAACAAAATTACGACCTAATTATAAGTAACCCACCATACAGCCTACGAGAACCGATTTTAGAACGGTTGTTTGGACTTAATAAACCATTTGCAATGTTGATTAATGAAGCAGGTTTATTTGATAGCAAAAAGCGGTACGGACTATTAAGTACCCACAAATTTGAAATAATGGTGTTTGATAAACGAATTGATTATATAAAGACAGGAATAGAACTAAAGGGCGTACCATTTAAAAGTATTTACCTATGCTCAAATTTACTTCCGAAGCAATTCGTTTTTGAGCGGGTGGGCAATGCACTATAACGGCAAAGTGCAAGTGCTGACCGCTATTGAATTACAGATGAACATTGATACGAGTTACGAAACTATAAATTAACGCGCGATGGAAATAACTTATTTTAAAGAAAGAGTAAAAACATTTACACATGATGTTACAATTATTATAAACGACAAAATTTTAGAATATACTGTCGATTCTGTAAAAAGGAATGGCAAATACTATACAGCCGGATATCACAAAAAACAAATAACTAAATTAAAAACATCTGAGCGCAAAAAGATTAAAAAATATTTTGAGAATGATTTTTTAGAACGCGCGGAGGCTGAACGCAACAACGAAGCGAGCGGTTTACATTTGCACAATGTTAGCGGTTCGGTTTTGTTCGCAGACTGGATTGCTAAAAAAATGCAAGCTGATAGCTGGTTTAGATACAGGGGTGGTAGTTGGTATATTCACACGGTTGGTCATTTGACAACAGAGGAGTTGTATGCTTATTATTTAAAGGTAAAAAACTGACCGCTAACGGTTTGCGTATATGAGAAGTGGCACTTGCACGAACTTGAAATTTAGCACAAATGTTTATGTGCCATTTCTTATATACGCTGTTAGCAGTAGTACGGATTTAAACCACAAATACTCAATCGAAGAACAGAACCTTTTTCTTTTCTTTTTTGTGTGGTGGTAAAATATTAAAATAAAATTATGACAATAGATTTAAGATACGGAGATACAATAGAACAAATGAAATTGATACCTGATAAAAGTATTGATTTTATTTGTTGTGATTTACCTTATGGGATGACAGCACCAAAATGGGATGAACATATTGATATGATTGAACTTTGGAAACAATACAACCGAATAATAAAGAAAAACGGAACGATTGCTTTATTTGCTTCACAGCCATTTACAACCAAAATAATTTCAAGCAATGAAAAGGATTTTAGATATTGTTGGTATTGGTTGAAAAATCAAGGAACTAATTTCTTTCACGCTAAACGAATGCCAATTAGAAAAATTGAAGAAATATGTATTTTCAAAAAAGGTAAATACTATCCACAAATAACAGATGGACACATACCAACAAATAGTGCAAAAGGTTGCAGTAATGGAAAAGCATATCACGGAACAAATACAAGAGATTACGAAGGTGGTAAAACAACAAGATTTCCAACAAACATTTTAGAGTTTAAGTGTGTAGATAATTACAGTAGATTACATAGTTCTGAAAAACCTGTTGATTTGTTGGAATATCTTATCAAAACATATACTGATGAAAATGACTTGGTACTAGATAATACGATGGGGAGTTGTTCAACAGGAATTGCTTGTATAAATACTGATAGAAATTTCATTGGCATTGAAAAAGAATTAGAACATTTTACTAATTCAAAAAAGAGGGTGGAAGAAAAAAGAAAAGAAAAAGAATTTAATGTGATAACTTCATTCGGAGATGGAATGTAGTATTACTGCTAACGTACCACAGGTATGATTAGTGCGACCATAGAAGTATTCACTTTAATTAAAAATAGAAATGAGTAAAAAGAAAAAATATTACGACTTAGCAGAAGAACGAGCATTAACTATACCTGTTGTTATGTGGCGTTTTTGTGCTTACAAGACTGAAAAAGATTACGAAAGTGGTGAACATTATTTTATGAAAGACTTTCTTGACCATACAGAAATGAAGGTGTTTAGCGGTGAACATTCTGCAAAAGAAAAGCCACTTTACCCTGATTATTGTAGTATGTACTGGAAGATTGAAACAAATGCCACATAACGGACAGCAATATGAAACGTGCGACAATTACGCAGAAACTATGATGCGAAGCACAACGGTAATAATTAAATATTTTTTAGGGAGGGATTTTTATGAATAAACCAAAGCACCCAGCTAAATATACAGATGCACTTTTACCAGTATTTGAAGAAATGCTTCAAGGATGCAAGACTGTTTTAGACCCGTTCGCTGGGACAGGAAAGATACATAGCTTGCCTTTTGATACAATAGGTGTTGAAATTGAACCAGAATGGGCGGGTATGCAAGAAGGAACTATTGTTGGAGATGCTACGGATTTGCAATTTGCGAATTGCGAATTTGATGCAATATGCACAAGCCCAACATATGGCAACAGAATGGCAGATTGCCACAATGCTAATGACGGAAGTAGTAGGAATACATACACACATAAGTTGGGTAGAACTCTTAACGATAATAATAGCGGTAAAATGCAATGGGGCGAAGATTATCGGAATTTACACATTAAAGCATGGAAAGAGGCGTATCGGGTTTTGAAAAAAGATGGGTTGTTTATACTAAATTTTAAGAACCATATACGAAAAGGAAAGATTGTGGATGCTTTTTCTTGGCATATTAAAATTTTAATTGAGATAGGTTTTATGCTTGAAGAAGTAAGACAAGTACAAACTAATGGCAATGGGTTTGGACAAAACGGCAATGTAAGAACTGGATTTGAATTTGTTGCAAAACTACGAAAACCTAATGGTTTTGAAAAAACCAAAGCGGGCGGGCAAAAAAATATTTAATTATGGTCAAACTTGTAGAAACATTGAAACGAAGCACTACACTAAGCATGTTTTATATTGCATGTTGTGCTTTCGTTTTAATGAAGCACAACGTATTTGTGTATGAAATGTAGCGTTTTAACACACTTAAAAATTGAATTAGTAAAAGAGTAAACAAAAATAAAATAACATTAACCAAAGCACTTAACAGCTATTTTTTATACACGTTGTTACCTGCTTTTAAAATTACGATTATGGAAGATAACAACAAACCAATGCAAGAAAAAATTATAGTAGGAACTGATAGTTTAAAAGACTTGGCTATTTATCTATCTGGCGTAAAAGATGGAAAAGGGAACTTACTACCACTTGGCACAATAGTATTAGATGACCTTTGGAATGCGATTAAATACTTGCAAGGCGATGTTAGATATACTTGCCCTAAAAGAGATGACAAGTAATTTTTATTGCAGGTAACGGAAAATGTATGTTTTGTAGCGTGATTAATGCAGAATGTTCAATGAAAAACTGACGTAGTTTTAATAATTTTTGAGAGGGATTTTTTAAACTTTAAAATATAAAACAATGAATGAATTTAAGTACACAACAGACGGTAAAAAAGTAGTAGTTATTGGAAATCTTAATGCACAAGAAAAGATAGTGCAGGAAGTTTTTATAGTAAATAATCAGGAAGTTCCTTCTGGTGAAAACTTCGTTGTTAGAAGTTTGCATGATTTTCCCGCTGTTTCATGGCAAGAAAAACGGATTAAAGAAGTTGAAGAACGTTATAAAAAAGAGTATAATCAAAGATTAGACGAAATGTCTCGTTTAGAAAAAAGACATAGAGAGATAACAAAAGAATTTAGAAATAAAATAGAATATATAAAGTCTGCTATTGATAAAATTAAGCCTGAAACATTTGATTTAATGGCTGATTATATCTGTGGCGACATAAAGTATATTCTTGTTACTGGATATGATTTGAAAATCATGGATATGGCTGAATTTAACGAAAGCTATGAGGAAAGATTGAGATTGATTTCATTTTTTGGTAAAGATGACGGTTCATTTACATATGCTATTGGAGATTATTATGATTATTCCGGCGGACATAAAAAGTTTATTCCATTTCATACTAAAGAAGAAGCCATTGCAAAACTCGAAAGCATATTGTCTGAAAAAGATAAAATATCGGCAGATGATAAAAAATTAGCTGAAAAATATGGAATAAAATTAGATGCCGAAAAGTTAAACGACCTTAAACATAGGTCTATTGATAGCTTAACAAAAAACATTAAAAGCTATCAGGAATCAATTGAAAAATGGGAAAACTCCATAAAAGAAATATCTGAATCCAAATAGTTTTGAAAAAACTAATGTGCGGTGGGAAAATTATTAAAACGGATTTACGCAGAAACGCCTAATAAATGAACGATACAGCTATAAAATATACATGGTGTTATACCAGCAAAACTTTTTCTGTTTTGCGTGCGTTGCGCCATGTATTTAGCTTTCAAATTTATTTACAATTTTTTTGGCGCAATGAGGTATAACGGATAGGGCTATGTGTAGTGCCGATAAACTACCAAAAAAATTAATACGAAGTAGGAGCTTATGGATATAGAAAAACTTAAATACGAATCAGGAAATAAGGCATTACATATAGCCAATGTTGGCGGTAGTGCTTTGTTCAATGCGGATTGTATGGATATTCTTCCTTTGATACCCAATAAATCTGTTCAACTTATTTTGGCTGACTTGCCTTATGGAACGACTGCAAATAAATGGGATAGTGTTTTAGACCTAAACAAGTTGTGGGTTGAATATGAACGCATATTAAAACCAAAGGGAAATATTGTTTTGTTTGGTGCTGGAATGTTTGCTTTTAAACTTGCGCTTAGTAACGAAAGGTTATTTAGATACGATATGGTTTGGAAGAAAAGTAAGTGTGGAAGCCCTTTTACCGCTAAATATATGCCACTTAAAAAACACGAAATGATATTAGTATTTGGTGAAAGTGCAAGTTATTACTTACCACAACTTACGGAAGGAAAGCCGTATAAACGTAAATGGACACCAAACAAACAAAACAATATGAAGTACGGAATAAAAGGGGTGCAGACTGACAATAAAGGAACAAGACACCCAATTACTGTACTTGACTATCCACAACAATGGAGAAGACAAGACCAAAAGCACCCAACTCAAAAACCTTTGGATTTAATAAAGTGGTTGATTACTGCATATAGTGAAGAAAACGAGTATGTACTTGATAACACAATGGGTAGTGGGACAACTTGTTTAGGTGCTAAGGATTTGAACAGAAGATTTATTGGGATTGAAAAGGAAAAGGAATATTATAACATAGCGGTGGATGATGTGTTTGGTTCGCATTACCGCTAACGGTGTGTATATGCACCGTATGAGGTACGAATATGGGGGATATACGATGTTATGCCCAGTTAATTTATAAACAACAAAATTTAATAAAATGGAACTAAAAGAATTTAAACAACAGATTGAACAAGCCGAAGCTGGTAAAACTTTTGATTATGGAATTAGCGAACCTTTTTCTTGGCGTGGTAGCTATGATGAAGTAGCTTTTGAAATACTTGAACAGCCAATGACAAGAGAAGAAATTTTGGCGAATATAAAAAAAGCCTACACGGGTACTTTCTATGGGTACAAAGGCGGAGAATACACCTACAAAGATTATACAGAGGTACACTTTGAAGAAGATAATAGTAGATGGACTGATGGTGGATATTGTGCAGAAATGATAGCCAAAATTGAAGGTGGAGAAACTTACCAAAGCCAAGAAATGAGGCTTGTTAAACTTGCTTTCGCTTAATTGGGCATAACTATTATTAAAACCAATTAGTTTAACCAATTAATTTTCAATCAGATAAAAATGGATTTGACAGAACTGAAACAAAACTATGTCACTGTTTTGAGAAATAAACCAAATATCAATTCAGAACAGACAATTAATTCTTACTGGTCTTGTGTTAAAATATTTTGTAGTAGATACAGTCGTATTTACAGGATAACTAAACAGGATTTAATGGGATACATGGCATTTATTCGCAATGAATTTTCAGATAGTTATTACAATGTTAATGGGTCTGCGCTTAAAATATTGTATGATGACTTATTAAAACAACCCCAAAAGATGAGTTGGTTCCATCCGGTTAAAACTAAACGCAGGTTTTATGACATCATTAGTTGGGACGAATTTGTATCAATGGGGAAGAAATGTAAAAATTCAAAACATAAACTTATACTCATTTTATTATATTCTACAGGAATAAGAAGGTCTGAAATGATAAATATAAGATTAACTGATATCGATTGGGTTAATAATCGTATTTTTATTAATTCAGCAAAAGGATGCAAAAATGGATATGTGCAATTACACCAAACAACAAAAAAATATATGCTAAAGTATCTAAGAGAATGGAGGCCAATAGAGTATTTGTTCAACGGACAAAATTCAATTAAATACTCTGCCGAGAGTGTTTGTAATATAATTTCGCGTGTTTCAAACAAAAAATACTCTTCACACGATTTTAGAAGAACTTATCTCACCAATCTGATAGAGCATGAAAACGTTTTTGCTGCAAAAGACATGGCAAGACACAATTGTCTTAACTCTACATTACACTACTATCACATTCCTGCTGAAAGGATGAATAAAATGTATAATCCTTTGGATGTTGCTGTTTAACTTATTAAACCATTATGAGCTTTTTAAAACAAGAACACAGGGATTTGTTGTATGCGATGTCCGTATTACAAACAGGGACATACACGAACAAGAACGGAACGCAGTCAAAGGGGAAGTTGTTTTTTATTGGTGAAAACGAATGCACTCTTTCTAATGCGTACTATAAACTCGATAAAAACAACAAAGCTTACATAGAATGTGTATTTACACGCAAACCAGAGTTTGTAGACGGATTAAAGACAAAAATTAGCTTTGTGCGGCATTCTGAATTTATATTTGACTACAACAGAGCAAAAGAACTTTGTGCGGCGTTTGGTAAGGAGCTTAAAGAACAACGCCACGACGAGGATTTTAACAGCTATTTCAGGCGTGTTTACAAAGGAGTCGATACTTTTATCGGAAGGCAGTTGAAAGTGTCTGTATTGTACTCAAAAGAGCTTAAAACAGACGACTATGGAGAAGCAGTGATGAGAAACGTGTATTATGATAGACAGGACGAGGTTTGGTTTTGGAGAATGAAAATAGATATGTTTTACAACACAAATGAGACGATGCGCTTTGATTATTGGAAACAAAGTGCTATCTTTGCGGAATAATTTTATGAAAAAGTACCACATAGGACATAGGCAGGATTTATACGACGCAAAGACGGACTTGGACGGAGTTCCGTTTCCATATGTTTTGATGGCTGTTTCTCACAGGCCACACAAAGGAACAGACGAGTATGAAAAATGGCTAAACTCTAACAGTTTTTTTCACAGGTGCATCGTTCCCACGTTTTCAGAACTTTCCGGATTTGGAGAAAACGAAGCAAAAGAAGAACTTCAAAAAATGTTTGCTCTTGTCAGGGATTTGGACGGAGAATACGAGGTTGAATCTATTGCCGGAATGAGCTTGCAAAGGCTGGTGCAGTTCAACGAAAACTGTCAGAACTTTTTGATAGCAAACTATGGGGAACAGGCAGACGAACTTCTGTTGCTGAACGTTGGAAAGACAAAGAAAATTAAGAAGTAAACTTTATAATAAAATTAATCATGGAAATTGTAAAAGGAATAGTAGAAGCGGTAAACGTGAAAGAACCGCGTGAAGGCAAACACGGAAAATTTGCAGGCTATGGTTTAAAGGTAAACGGAGAGTGGCACAACGGCCTGTGCAACGAAAGAAATGGCGAGGTGTGGCCGGTGGATCAGAACGGCAACAAGTTCAAAGAAGGACAAGAGGTGGAACTTTTGTTGGAAGAAAAGAACGGGTATAAAAATATAGTCACAAAGACGTCAAAGATTATTGCAAGCGGAAGCTCTGCACAGCAGGCATCACCCGCACCTGTCAAGACAGAAGAAAGAAGTGCGTTTCCGGTCACTGTGTGGCTAAATGCTTTAGATGCGGCGGTTAGATTGGCAAATGGCATTACAATTACCGTTAAAACCAACGACGAAGACGAGGTGGTGAAGACAACGTCTCAATTCGTATTGCGCGTTGCAGACAGATTTTTCACAGAAGCACTGAAAGCCAATGAAAAAGTTAACTGATAATCTGTACATTGGTTCAGACCAGTATCAGTACATTCTGTATGAAAAGAAGCAGATTAAGAAAGGCGAAAAAGCAGGAAAAGATAATTACGATCCAGTTGGTTTTTTTTCTACGCCTGAGCAGGTGAGCAAAAAACTTTGCGACATTGGAGTTAAACAATTCATCGACAAGGATTGGATTGACTGCGTAAGATTTGTAGATGAGTCACACGAAAATTTTAAAAAATATTTATATGATAGAGAGAATAACGGATAGCGTATTCGATACGAGGTTTTACCACGATCCGTCAAAGATAAACCCTCGTACTGGCAACAGCTTTTTCCCGGCATATCATTTTATTACGTCTGTTGGCGCACCAGAGCCAGTTGGGTTGTCAAAGTGGAGGCAGCAAAATGGAATGTATGCAGACGACATACTTGCGCGTTCTGCTGAAATAGGCAGCTTTGTTCACGACAGTATTGACAGAATGATTAAGTCCAACGTAGACATACAACACGCAGATATAGATGCTGCTTTCCCAAACGAAAAGGAGGCGTATAAAATAAAAGTGTGCCTGCTGGCGTTTATGAACTTCATGTCAGACCAGCAACCGGAGATACTTGCGTCTGAGCGTATGTCCACGGGCGAGGACTTTGGGTTTACTCTGGATTTGGAGGCAAGAATTTTGGCAGACGACTACAAGGACAGGTGGGTGTTGGATTGGAAGACGTCAAAGGTGGTGTCAGAAGAACACAAGATGCAGGTGGAATCCATTCGCAGGGTCGTCGGTGCTGACAAAGCCGGCGTGATAATACTTGGCAACACAACAAAGAAAAAATACACGTTTACTGAAGTGAAAGACAAAGAGCGTGACTATTTGTGGGAAAAGTTTTGTGCTGTAAAAGAAACTGCGTATGTAGAGCTGTTGAGACGAGGTAGCATTGAACCAAGAAAAGAGTCAATGCCTGATAAGTTTTCTATTAAGGATATAAACATTAAAAGAATATTCGGTGATTCCAATTAAGGCATACATACGTAAGACACGCGAGGTAGACGTGGATTACGGTAACCCGGAACATTCCGACATACTTGACGCAGAAGCAACAACTGTTGAATACTACGCAGAGGGAATCCTTGTTGACTTCTACACGTCTATGAAATACGGAAACGACAGCGTACCGGAGACGGTAATGCAAAAGGTAGAAAGCTCTGCCGGAAACGTGGTAGACCAGATGAAGATGGTGACAAGAAGTGTCCCTTTTAGTTACGACTTGGACAGGTGGCACGTGTTGGTAAAACAAGACGATGGCAGATGGAAGATGGAGAGTCACTTTGAGAAGGACATATTCTTCTTGGACAGAGACGTTGTTGAATACTTTAAATTTACACGCAATGGAAAATAAACTTTATATCGGAATCGACAACGGTGTTAGCGGAACGATAGGGGCTATATGCAACAACAAAACGTGGTTCCTAAATGTTCCCGTAAAAATGGAGCAAAACTACACGAAGAAGAAGGCAAACATCACAAGAATCGACTTTGACAAAATGCTAAGTGTGTTTGCAGATATACTTAGCAAAGGCAACCCAGAGGCTACAATTTGTTTAATTGAAAGGCCGATGGTAAATCCGACGCGGTTTGGTGCCACCACGAGTGCTTTAAGGGCGTTAGAAGCCGTTTTGATTGCCGTGGAGTACTTTCATATACCTATTCAGTTTGAGGACTCAAAAGCATGGCAAAAAGAGCTTCTGCCGCATGGATCAAAAACCCTTAAAGACGATTCACGTGACATTGGGTGCAGGCTGTTTCCGCAACACAGAGATTTAATTGTTAAACACGGCGACGCAGACGGATTGTTGTTAGCCGAATATGCAAGGAGAAAGTTTTAATGGTGAAGAAAGAATTTGAGATCAAGAACAAGAATACAGGTTTAAAGTCAGGCGACGTGCTTGACTGTGGTGACCTGTTGCAGCTACAGGAGTGGCTTATGGAGCAGCACATGGACGTTGCTTCACTGGAAATGCAGATAGAGGTGATAGAAGACTACAAGAGCGACAATGGAAGCTACTTGGATGCAGACCATTATCGCAGGGTAAAAAGAACCTACAAGCTACAGAAAGACTTGTACAAGTTGATTGAAATGAAAATTAAATACATTGAGACATTGCGTGGAAATATAATGGACGCTATCATCAACGTAGTTAAGGCTAATATGACAGACGAAAAATGGCAGCAGATACAAAACGAAGCAGAGATGATCTTAGGAGAGCAGAGTCCTTTTTCGACTTCATTAACGTAGAATTATATACGAACCCTGATTGGTACACTGTGAAACTTGGAATGCCTTACTGGATATGGTCGGAAAAGAAACAAGAGCTACAGGAGTACCACGTAACAGAAGGATTGAGATACGATATGATCGAGGAATACGTAAACAGAGGATTTGTGTATGTTGATTAAAGGAAAATTGAACAGATTTGACGTGGACGATATTCACAGAATTGCTCCCGACTTGGACACGAGCGACTTTGTGGACATCGTTCCATACTACGACGCACTGGAAGAAGAAATGCTCGAACAGGGGTTTGTGCTGTGGGACGACGACCTTGTATTTGACAGGGAAGTTGTCAACAGCAGGTATCACGAAAAGAGATACAACATTGCCGTTGTTCGGGGGACACAGCGTGACGACAAATTCATTGTAAAAGACATTTCTATTTCATACAAAGGAATAAAAAACAACAAAATGAACGACTTGGAAAGACTTAGTTATGCAAGAAACCATCTTCGTGTGCCAACAATAAATGGCAAGCCTGAGGAAGACGGACTAAAAGCATTTCGATACTTGGACGAGTACATAAAGAAGATGCAGGAAATGGGAGTAAAGAACATAAAAGAACTGTTGAAATGAAGAAGTCTCCAAGTGGATACAAAGGTGTGTCGAAGCGCATGGTGTACGGCAGGCAGAAGTGGATAGCACGCAAACAAATTGGCGGCAGTGTATTTGAAACGATACAAGACACAGAGAGGGAAGCAGCCGTGCAGTACGACCTGTTCCTTATGAGAAACGGACTTGAGCCGGTAAATGTATTTAAGCGAAAGTAATGGCAGGAAAAAGTAAATACAGGGGCGTGTTTAAGACAAACGAACACGGATGGGAATATTGGGTAGCCCAGCTAATTGTAAACAAGACTGTTTACAGAAAGAGAACAAAGGACGAGGAACATGCGGCGCGCAAGTACGACATCATGAGAATGCAGCATGGAATGGCACCCGTCAATTTTGACGAAGAAGAGTATTTTTACGCCCGTAGAGCGAGTTTCTATCAGAAGTAATACAAACTATTAACTTTTTATTTTAATGCCGTGTGGAGCGGTGAAATATCAAAATAGCTGAATTTCAATAGCGGGGATGAATCAGGTTAACCAGACCTGCATCCCTGCATTAAATTTAAAATTATGAAGAAATTAACGCTTATAGTAGACTTTGACGGCACGATTGTGTCCAGTCAGTACCCACGCATAGGCACGCTTATGAGTGGAGCAAAAGAAACGATAAACAAGTGGTACGGACAGGGACACAAGATAGGCGTGTGGACGTGCAGGGCTGGTGAGCATTTGGATAATTGCAGAAGATTTTTGCAGTCCAATGGAATCCTTTATCACTTTTTGAATGAAAACGATCCTGACATCATCGATTTTTACGGTATCGATACGCGCAAGGCATCTGGTGACATATACTTCGATGACAAGAACATTGGTGGGTTTCCGGGGTGGCAGAAAGCAGACGAATACGTTCAGTGGAAGTCGCATCGTAAGCCCGTAGTAATTTGTATCGTCGGAGAAAGTGGCTCAGGCAAAAGCACCCTTGCTGAATACATAGAAAGCAACTTTGGCGTGTCTATAATTCAGAGCTACACAACCAGACCAAGAAGGACGCCTGACGAAACAGGGCATACATTCGTTTCTGACGCTGAATTTGACGCGTTCAACAAGGACGACATGATTGCTTTTACAGAGTTTGGCGGGCGGCGGTATTGCTGTTTGCATTCAGACGTAAAAGAAGAAAACACATACGTTATCGACGAAGTTGGATTGCGATATCTTGTTGAAAAATATTCTGATATTTACGACATTAAAACAATTCGTGTAACTTGCGGTCGCGACGAGAGGGTTAAACGTGCCGGAAAGAAACGGGTGAGTAGGGACGAAGGAATGTTTGTAATGCCAAAAACGCTGTTTGACTTTACGTGGGAAACAGATGGGTGGCGAGACAAGTCTACGCGGCGCGAACAGGAATATAAAAATTTACACGAATTTATAAATCAAAGTTTAAATAGAGGATGGAATTAAATGTAGAACTGTTGAGAAGGGTTGTAGACGATCCGACTATGCCTTCAAGAGAATCCATAGCAGCACAATTTGGCATTTCAGACCAAGAGGCACGGTACTATTGGTTTATGTCTCGAAATATGGACAAGTTGAGTGAGTTCTTTGAGACAGACGCGGAGCTTGTAGAGCAGAATGTCAGGTTTCAAAAGCAGCGGCAAAAGCACATGGACTTGAACAGAATTGAAAGGAAGTCGTTCCGGGAGTATGCAAGGGTAGAAAACGCTGTTAGCGAATACACGAAGCAGCTAATCGAAGTATTTCAGAACAATCCGTATAAGCCTGCTGGTGTATTTCACAATGCTGTTGGGAAGGCATTTGGCGTTGTCCACCTGAGCGACGTTCACTTTAACGAACTCATTAACATAAAAAGCAACAAATACGACTTTACGATAGCGTCAAAGAGGATACAGAAGTTTATTACTGAGTCGGTAGAGTATCTGAACAGATTTGACGTAGTAGACGTTTTCCTGCTCATGACCGGAGATCTCCTAAACTCGGATAGAAGGTTGGATGAGATTCTGGCTATGGCGACAAACAGGTCTAAGGCAACATTTATTGCGGTTCAAATAATAGAGAACGCCATCGTTCAGCTAAACGAACACTACAACGTTCACGTGGCTGGTGTCTGTGGAAACGAATCCCGTGTTGGCAAGGACTTTAACTGGAACGGTGACATAGTCAGCGACAACTACGACTTTACCATCTTTAACATTTTAAGATATAAGCTACACGGAACACAGGGGGTATCTTTCTTGGGGTTGTCTGACAAGCTGGAAGAAGTCGTAGAGGTTGGAGACAAGGTGTTTTTGCTCGTTCACGGGAATCAAATAGGCAAAGACGTATCCAAAGACATGTCCAAGCTCATACGCAAGTATGCAAACATGGACATACTTATTGACTTTGTTATCTACGGACACCTGCACGAGGCTATGATAGCAGATATGTATGCAAGGTCGTCGTCGGTGTGTGGGTCGAACAACTACTCAGAAGATGCACTTCTTCTCGTAGGAAAAGCAAGTCAAAACCTTCACGTTGTAAAAGAACACGGAATAGATTCTGTAAAAATCGACATACAGGACACGACCGGATACGAAGGCTACGACACAAAAGACTGGCAGGACGCGTACAACCCAAAGTCTCTGGAGAAAACAAGAAAGCACGAGACTGTTCTTAGGATCACCATTTAATGTTGTACAACATATAAAAATGTTTTGTGGGTTGCGTTTTATGCTGTATCTTTGTACCCATGAAAGTTTCTAAACGCGGTTTAGTACCGCAGGAAGTTCTTTGAAACACTAAAAACTCTATAAAATACGAGAGTTCTGCTGGCGGGGTTCACGGATGGGTGTTCAGATAGGTTCGAATCCTATGCAATAGAAGAGTTTAGGAGTATTTTAATGTCGGATTCGTATAAGGGAAGTGCGCAGCCCAGAGGTATTACATCCAATTGGGAAATGGAGGTTCGATTCCTCTATCCGGATCAACTTTAAATTTTAGAATTATGAAAACAAAGGAAGTAGTATTAATATTGGAAAAGAAATGACAGACATTACAAAGTGCAACGGAACAAACTGCCCGATAGCAGACAAGTGTCATCGCCACACGTCAACAGAAGGAGAAATGCAGTCGTGGTTTGTATACACTCCGTTTAAGATAGAAGACGGCGTATTCACGTGCGACATGTTCTGGGGAGATGCACAGGATTACATTTTGTCTCAACTGAATCAAATCGTCAGCGGAGACGGAATCTAAGCGGTGTTTTAGACACTTTTAGCAACAGGCAATACAAATAGACTACTATGGCAAAGTTCAGCTTAAAAACCCTGTCAGAATTGCTTCTGGAAGGATACAACGACGACGTACAATTCTACAAAGACGAGGAGTTTGTCTTCGACGACGGCGTGGCTATTGTGAACGGGACTGTGTTTTCGGAGTGGCAGTACATAGCAGGGGACATGTGGACTCCTCCGGCAACAAACTTCATATACAGGTGGGGTGACTTGCGTGTTGAGTTCAACGGCGTGGAGATAGAAGGAATAGACGAATTGATAATCAAAGAAGGAAGGTGGATATGAAGACATACGGATTTAAAGTACAGGACGTGACAGGCGGTGAATACATACGATGGTTTAGCTCCAACGGCGTGTTTCGCTACCCTATGACACAGGATTTGAGAAAGGTGTCTGTAGAACTACACGGGATAGATAGCTTCAAAAAGGCGTGCAGAACAGCAATGGCACTGGCAGAAGAATATGGATTTACGTATATGGAATTGACAGAAAAAGACTTTAGGAAATGATTGAACTACAAATAGGCGATATAATTGCCATACACAACAACAGTGGATTCCTGCCAAAGGGAATACAGTTTTTCATGAAACGATGGGCGAAAATTCACTACGGGAAAAAGTTGGACAAGTACTACAATCACACGATGACGGTGGTTTGGAAAAGAGAAAACAACGTTGTAGTTGCCGAAGCTGTTGCGAAAGGATATGTTATAACCGATCTAAACATTCACAACAAAACAAAAGACGTTCTTGCGTTTAGACTAAAAGAACAACTGACAGAACGTGAAAAAGAAATGGTAAGCGATAAAGCCAACGAAATGGCCTATGGCAACATAGAATATGAAATATTGAATTTTGCGTGGTGGATGCCGTACATTCTCAGCAATGGAAAGATCGACCTGTCTCCAAAGAACAAAGAAAAGAGAGTGTTTTGCTTTGAGGCATCGGCTATTCTTTTAAATGCTGCACGGCACTTGTTTGACAAACCCGACAAGGTTACTACTGTCGACTTGCAGTTCGATGATAGATTCGAACAGTTGAGCATTGACAATCAACAAGAACAAAAGTCATGAACAAGATTCCAAAGCGAACACTCAACGAAGAAAGGCTAAAAGCAATAGAAGAAATTTTGCGGAAGTTTCATTTGGAAGCCAACTACGACTTTCGCAAGATGGCAGTGAATATAGATTGGTTGTATAACGAATGACGTTCACGAGATTTTGTATCAAGAGTCCCGGTGTTGACCGGGACTTTAATCTTTAAAATTTATGGCAACAAAACAAGAACTGTACGACATCATAGAATCGAGTGTAAAGCAAAGTTTCACCAAAGGAGAGACAAAAGGATTTGTCCACTCTGTTGGTGGCGCAATGTTTGGACAGCCAAGATACTTCAAGAAGGGCGACGTGATTGCCAACGGCGTAGGTGCCAAAAAGAGACCGTGTGTGGTAATAAAGGTAGAGAAAGAGTTTCTGTATCTATTGCCTCTTTCCTCAACGGAGGACGAACTAAATCTATGTGAGTCTCACAGCAGATTCTTTGCAGACGGTTGGTTTACACGCGGTGTAAGCGTCGTTAGCAAGGACTATGCTGTTGACAACTTTATCGGTGTATACGACAACATAAAACTGTTGAACAAAGCAATTAAGTTAACTAAACAAGAAATACAAGGACTATGAGATTGAAGTTTCCACAATTCGGCAACGTCGAAATAGAGGGCGACGTAGACAAAAATACGCGTATTCGTGTAAACGAAGTGTTTCCAAGCTGCAACAAAGGCGTTATGAGAATAGACACCATTGAGTTGCGTTTGGACACAAAGGGACTGTACAAAGAAATATGGCTGGAAGTATGAAACATCTGTGCTTTCGCTGTGAGTTCAGGGCAAGGTTCCTTGAAGCAGAACACGAAAAAAGGGGTTCAGGACATGCACCGAGATATGAATGCGGAACTGGTAGTTCTGTCAACTCTTGTTATATGTTTAAGCCAGTGCAGCCCCTTGTACTGGAATTGAGCGACTACGAAAAGACACTGGCTGAAAAAGGCATTGTGCGCCCCATTGGAAGTATATTCGGTGGAAGACTGGTTGTCAGCAAAGAGCAACCGGAGTTTGACGTGTTTGCAGAACAGGAAGATGAAAGATTTTACATATACAATAAAAGAAAATGAATCAGGAAAAATTGTACAAAAAAGTAGGAAGAAGGTACGTAGAGGTTACGATGCCAGAGAGATATGACATGACAGATGGTATTTGGTTAATTCAAAACAAGCCACACAGCAGGTCGATATCTTCGTTGTACTGGAAGGTTGGAGACATTAAAAGACCAGCAGACATTGTGACGCACGCTTCTTTGCAGACATTAGAAGACGACCTGAATCGTTATTTGCTAAACCTTAAAGATGAAAGATCTGTAGAGTTCAAGGAAGCCAAGGAGTTGTCTGGCGGATACATAAAAGACGCTATTGGCTTTTACAACGTCAGCGCAAGTCAGCTTGTTTCTTTGCTATTAAGAAGGATTGCCACTCATCTTGAAGAAGGAGAAAACGTTAACTGGGATAAGTTTCAGTTTAAGTTCAGGGAAGAAACAAGACTTCACGAAAAGCCTGAATTCGAACAGGGTGTTAAAGTGTTGTACCTATTCACAGAGTGGTTAGAGAAAAACAATATTAAGTTTAGGCAAAATAACAATATAGGATAAAAAAAAGGAAGTTGTTAGCTTCCTTTTTTTATATATGCACTTTCGTACAACTTCCATCCAACATACCCCCATAGAAGTACTCCAATTGCTACGTATATCATTTTTTAGGTTTTATGATTACAATTACGTCTCTTAGCTCTGCTTTGACCGTCTTGCCAGCCTCGATAGCTTCTTTAACGCTGTTTTCAATAAGATTACCATTGTCTTTTATAGAATCATCTATCTTTTGAGATAAAACAGATAAACTAAGAAAAAACTCTCCTGTTTCTTTAAAAAAGATAGTTCCTTTTTTGGCGTATTTGTCTATCAACAATGCCCATCCGTTCTTCTTTACGAACAACCATACGCCGGACACGACACCTACAATGCCAATGCCACCAAGCCACGTCTTTACGTCTGTGAAAATATTAAGTAGTTCCATTTTGTTTGTTTATATAATTTCTGTAATAATATTCAACCAATCCACCTGCCTCACCCCATGTGATTTTGTCGTCAGCAAGTGCTATGAGGACTTCCTGTGCAAGCCCCGTGCAAAACTTCTGCCACTCTACGCCGGAAGATTCCCCCAAAGCTTTGAAGATGGCTTTCATTTGTTCGTTCTCGTCTTCTATTCCAGCAATGCCAGATACTATTTGTAGTTGCAATGCCAGTTTTGGGACTTGTTTTTTTGCTATCGATACAGCTTTATCTATCAATACGTCGTCTGCCGTGCCGGTAATAAGACTCTTTACCGTCGCAGAAACAGCGTCGAATAGTCCGCTGTCTATTGCTTTCTTTACTCCCTCTACCACTGCCGTAGCAACTGGTAGTGCTTTCTCAACAAGGTCATCTGCCTTGCGTACAAGCCCTTTAATCCACTTCCATACTTTCTTTAACATATCTTTAAGGTATTGGATAAATACTATAAGCTCCAGTTGTAAGCCCGGTCCAAATAAGTTGATCTGCTGCGGTGTTTCCAATCAACGGAATGTCTGTTCCGTTTCTATACTCTGTTTCTTCTAAGTTTAAAGAAATCCAAACCTGTGTTCCAATTTTCACAGTAGGATATATTTTTCCATCATTTCCAACATATGGGTCGGCAACAGAACCATCTGGCAACAAAAGCTCTTCTGCCGTTGGGGTTATTTTAACCAATCTTATTGAGCTTCCCCTTTCCTTATAAGATATAACACTCCCACTACCGATAGACGTAGCAAACCTGTCTGTGTTGTATGCCATAATAGATTCAGTTGCTCTATCTGCGTCGAATTCAGTTGAATTCCATAGTCTTAATATTTGTTTCAATCCACTAAATTCACCAGAAGAATAGTCTCTGGTAGCCGATCCTCTTCCACTAAATCCAAAATCGTTGTTGCCAGTGGTAGCTATCTGCCAATATTCAGTTCCTTCTTCTTTTAGGAATTTGGATACAGTGTTTGTCGAAGCTGTTGCAGTTGGCTCTATGTACAGTGCTAATGTTTCATAATCCGTCTTTGTTGGAACTCTCCACCCGTCGTTAGCAATGCTGGTATTAGAAACATTATCACCATCAGTATCTCCTATTGCCGCCCACCAATTGTACAGGTAGCCGTATTCTGTTTGTGGTGGAACTACCGTGTCGCAACACCTGTGGCTCCAAAAGAAGTTCTGACAACTTGTACTCAAAAACAAAAACGTGCCTAAAAAGAGCAACGTAAATCCAATTCTATTCATAACCATATGTACCATTTATAAAAACATTTTCCCCGTCATAGTAGAAACTCAGCATATCCTTACCACCGCTTGTGTCTATCACATCGCCTGTAAAAGTCAGACACGGTGAAATCTGAAATGTGTATCCAGACAGCTCCACCGTAGAAGCAGTACCCGTTCCGAGTATCGTTATGTTCCCTGTTCCCCCTGCCACTAAATTAGAGATTGTAATCGTAGTGGCTCCTGCCATGTTTACAATCATATTCCTATACGTGGCGAAGTTCAGCGTAGGCGTCGTAGAGCTTGTCTCTGTCACCGACCAGTCGAAGTCTGTCGTCACCTTTCCTGCTGTTCCGTACGTGTGTTTTATGTCTTGCCCTGCCACCAGATTTATCTGGTCGATAGAACTTTCTTTTAAGACGTTGTCCACGTACAAGTCCACAGTGGTTCCGGCTGTTGCCGGGTTGTCTGTCACCCAAGAAGTGCCGTTCCACTTTAGATATTGCCCGCTCACAGGACTGTCCGTAACATCTTCTATCGAAGTAAGGTTGTATATGATTAGCGCATGTGAGTGGTCGTCCTCTCCTACGCGGCTTGTAGACGTATCTGACACAGTTGCTGGTGTGTCCAATGAAAATACATTACCCAGCAGAGAAAGTCCGTCTCCGGCTTCATATGCCCCCAATACGGACAGAAGGTCTTCCGGGTGTACTTTGTAGTGCGCGGCTGCACTTACGTCGTACAGAATAAGCCAGTCTGCTGCACTGTCCACAACCGTAGACGAAGGCAGTTCCGGCACATACAAGTTTAATGATATGTCGCTCTCCATCGATCCACCGCCACTGAGACCTGTTCCGGCGGTTATTGTTTTTAGAACTAAGTCCAAGTCTATCACCGAGTCAGCAGCGTCTAATGTAACCGTCAACAGCTCTGTGAGAGATGCAAGGTTTCGCATGTTGAACAACGTATCTGCTTTGTTGTCGTACACGCCCACACCTCTTGTCCCTGCATTTTGCATTATATTTGTTTCCCCTACACCGCTGGCTGCTGGCTGCCAAATGGCTGTATCGCCGCTTGCAACAAGTGTGTACCCGTCTACTGCCCCTCCATTGTACATATTAGTGTGAGTAAGGCTGTCTGTTCCTAAAAAGTAGTAGTCAGCACCCACGTCGCCAGTCGTGAACACTTTGAAGTTGGAAGGAGCAGTAGTAGTGTCTATCAAAATCTTGTTTGCGTAGTCTGTATTTACATAAATAGCAGAGTCTGTCCCAAGCACCCAATACCTGTCATACAGGTCTATTTCCACCCATGTGTTTTCTACATCGTTGGAGATGCGAAGATACCTGTCCCCCAAAACATACTCGTCGCGCCACGTGGAAGCGTCTGCACTCCACTCGTGATACGAAACATCCAGTATCGGAACGACTGTGTCTCTTGCCACCATAAACCGCTGGTCTGTTTCGAGCGTGTCTCTTGCGTGCAAGTTTGGTTCGTATTTGCCTACCTGACCAAACGACACTGTTGCCACAAATGCAAATATCCCCGTGAGAGCTATTTTAAGCCATGTTTTAGACACTTTCTTTATCAAGTTGTACATTCTTATTGTTTTGATACAAAAATACACATTATAACAGACCTAATTTTTTAAGCCTCTTGTCTACACTGCGTATCATGCTGTGAAGATACGCTTCGTAGTTCAACGCTGTGGCGTATCCTGCTTTGGCTACTTCTGTTGCAAATGCAAACGGGTCTTGTCTTACCGCCCACGCTTTTTCATATCGTCTGTTTCTCTGAAAGAACTCTGCGTGATCCAAGAATGCTTCATACGGGCTATCGTACTTGCGGAAGTAGTCGCGTATGGTATATTCGTAGTACACCTTTCCGTCTTCCACAAACGGTTCTACTCTTATGATGTGTTCGTAGTCTTCGTTTGGGTTGTCTGATATTTCAGTAGTGGGAACCCATATTTCGTTGCCGTTGATTCCGTCTGTATCTTTCACGCCAAACAGCATGTTGCCTTCAGGTATTTCCCACCCGGATTCTGCCACCAACTGCGCCAACTGAATACGACAGTTCAGCTCTGTGTCTTCTTCTACGAGCTTCGCGTATGGATACATATATCCAACAAAAATCAGTCTGTCTTTTTCTGTCATGAGCATTCTTCTCCTATGATGTCGTCTAACAGTTCACGCGGGATAACCCCCTCTTTTGTGTTGAAGTAGCACGGCTCTTTTAGCCACTCTGCGTCTACCTTCTGCACGTCTATCCATTCTCCAAAATACAATCCTTTCATTTTAGTTTCTTTTTTATCCAACGTATTGCTTTTTTTACATTTATCTTTATTTTGAATTTTGTCTGTGAGTCCACAAACTTTTCCTGCGTGTTCTTCATGTTGTAAAATTAACACAAAAAAGGCAAGACCCTTAAAAAGAATCCTGCCTGCTTTGTATTGTTGCAAAGGTGAACTAAATTCAAATTGCCCCTAAATCAACCCGTCCTGCCGGATATGCTGATGGTGACCAACTGTTATTATCAATTTTACTCTCCCATATATGGCCGTTAAATGTGCATTTATCGCCTGTTTGATAAAGAGATGAATTATTACCGTCAAACGGATGCCACGGAAGTATTTCTTCAACAGGTTCCTGACCTGCTACTTTTGTCCATAATGCCGGAGTTTTATCAGGTGTCCATCCTTCGAGTGTCATGTGTGCCTGGATAACTTCATATTAAATACCATTATACATTCTCTTCCAACCAAGTTTTACCTGCTCGTTTGGAATCCATTCCAATGTATCAGAATTTTCACGGAAGAATGAAAACAAAGCAGGTGTTTGTTCAGAAGGGTAAATTGTTCTTTGGTGTGACTGAACAGCTTTTACCAACTGCCCATTGTATTTGTAAATCCTATCCTTTTCAATTGTTCCGCTATCTGGTAAATCTATAATGTCCTGAACAATTCCGTTGGCCCCTTCAATCTTTGCTTTCGCTTCCGTCAAATCAGCATCAGCTAAACAGCGTTCAGGAATAATAAAATTTCCATCAGGCAACAAAACAGGCTCAATTGCTGAATACTTGCCATATCTACCTTTTATATGTTCGGCCTGTTGTGGTATTATAATTATATGTTTGTTCAAACTATTACTCCTTTCCCATTGCTGTCCATATAAGATTCAATCGCATTTGTTATTACTTGGCTTTGTTCGAGTGTTAGCCCCTTGCCAATAAAATAAAATGATAACTGCGCCTCTGAAAATAGAAGTGGTTCAGCAGGATCTGGTGCAAGATGATAATTCTCACACAGCAAGTACACATTATATGGAGCTACTCCAATACTGTTGTAAGCAATTGTTTTTCTTAATGCATTATTAATAAATAACTTATACTCACTTGACGACAGCCTGCTAATTATGTGAACTCCGTTATCATTAAAATCTTCTGTTATTGATTCAATCCTGTCATTGTTTAGTGATACATATCTTGCAAGTGAGCCACGATTCGGCAAATAACGAATAGAGCCTGTTTCGCTATACACCCCCCAAAGACTTTTCACCCCAGCAGTGTGCATTTGCCTCACATATCCTCCTTGCGAGGCATCGTCTTGTTTAAAATTAATACCTTGCGTTGAAGCATTGTAATTTGTATTTATGTAGCTACTTATTCCATTGCCGCTCCATCCTTCATGTTGTGTATATGTAGGTGAGTTGACAGCCGTAGCATCATGCGCTCTTTTGACAATATTTTTTAAAGACGATTCTGCTGTATATCCGCATAACAGGTATGCTGCATCAAAGGCATCGCTTAATAATTCAATATTCAGTTCCTGTTTGATTGGCTTAAAAATCAAATCATTGAGTTTGTCCTTTTCAATTTTAGGCAAGGGTGTAGTCAATGAATTTAAGTACACACGCAAGTCATATTCATAGTTCAACTTTGACCCAAAGCGAGCCTTTCCCACTGTCTTGCCAATGTCCCTTCCTACAAATTTACCTATTACTCTCATTACTTTTCACTGTTTCCGGGTCTGACAATATAGCTCACGTTACCGGTCTCTGTC